ATGGAAAATAATGAAAAAGAAAAATACTACTGCCGAAAATGTATGAAATCTCTCCCGGAAGATAATTTTTATCAAGCTATGGACGGTGGTTTAGTAGATAGTAATACCAAATTTTCTGTGTGTAAAAACTGCGTACAAGATATTTTTGATATTGTATATAAAGAATTAAACAGCATGGAAAAAACAGTACATCGTCTATGCCAAATATTTAATATTAAATTTACAAACGAAGCTCTTGATGCTACAAAATCTCATATACAAACCATGTTAGAAAATGGGAAAAATGTAAAAGCTATATTTTCGATTTATCTGATGAAGCTAACGGCTACTAAAAAATCGATGAACAAGGGCGGTGTAAACGATTTTCAATATGAAGATGTAGGAACTATTTTCACAGAAAAACAAATTGATACTTCAAGTGTTCCAATGCCTATGGAAATTGTTAAATTTTGGGGAAACGATTTGAATAGAGGTGATATTGAATATTTAGAAACAGAATATGCTAATTTCAAAAATACTCACTCAGCAGATACATATGCTGAAATTGTATTACTTAAACAAGTATGCACAACAATGCTAGATATTAAAAAAGCAAGACTTGCACAAGACCCAACGGATAAACTCGTAAAAGAATTACAAGAATTAATGAAAAATTTAAAAATATCTCCATATACAGCCAAAGCTAATGATATGAATAGCGGGGCAGATACTTATGGGCAATGGATTGTAGATATAGAGCGATATGAACCCGCTGAATGGTTAAAATCAGACCCTCGTGGACAAATTTATAGAGATGTTGGAAATACTGAAGAGTATTTTCAAAAATATATTGTACGTCCTCTTAAGAATTTTATACAGGGAAGTCGAGATTTTAACACCGATGAAAATGAAGAAATGGAAAAAGAATTTGATGATGGAGAGATAAATAATTTTATCAATATTGATGATGGAGTTAATTAATGATTGGAGAAAAACATGAAAAAAAACAAAAAATCATTAACTCCTCCACTTAAAAACATGAAGCATTACACTAGAGCCAATGAACCGATAAAATTTGTCGGGGAAAAGGAAATGTCTCAAGCAAAGCGTGACCGTATTAAAAGTTGGACCACATTTTATCGGAACAATCCATCATATTTTGTGGAACATTACATGGGTGTGCAACTCTATCCGTATCAGCGTTTTTGGATTAATCTAATGGCACGTAGTACAGAATTTGTAGGAATAGCATCTCGTGCTTCGGCTAAAAGTTGGTTAATAGGGGTGGCAGCGATAGCGAGATGTATTTTATATCCCGGTACTACTGTTGCTTTAGCTTCTTCTACAAAAGCACAAGCTGGTCTAATTATTTCGGAAAAGTGCAGGTCTTTAAGAGACGAGCACCCCAATATCGCTAGAGAATGTTCTAACCTCGTTTCTAATCAGAATCAATGGCGTATGGACTTCTTTAATGGCTCAAAAATTAATGTGGTTGTAAGTGGAGAAGGCGGTAGAGGTTAATAAAATAAATGTTTGTTTAAATATAATTTTATATAAATAAATCCAAATGGAGGAACATATAAAATGCAATCAGAATGGAAAAAAGAAGAAATAGATTTTGTTTTAGAAAATCATCCTAAAATGTCAATCAAAGAAATGTCTAAACAATTAGGGAGAAGTGAATCGTCTGTTGAAAACAAAAGATGTAAGCTCGGTTTAAAAAATGAAAGAAAATATATGTTTGATATAGATTTTTTCAAGACCCCACTGAATGAGTTTTCAGCATATTGGCTTGGGTTTATTTATGCTGACGGTTATATTTCTTCTTATAAAGAATTAGCAATACAATTACAAAAGGATGATTTTGAACACTTAAAAAAATTTAATAAATGCTTAAATGGAAATGTTCCTGTAACGTTTTTTGAAAAAAAACCTAGATATATAAAAGAAAAGTTTACTGGGATATCTTATATTTGTCAAATAAGAATATTTAGTAAAGAGATGGTTTCCGATTTAAATCTATTAGGTGTTTATAAAAATAAATCTTTGAATATTAAATTTCCTGAATTAGATAACAAGTATTTAATATGGTGTTTTATTCGAGGATATTTTGATGGTGATGGGTCTATTTATTATGACAAAAGAAGCAATCAGCTTAGAGCTAAAATAACATCGGGTTCTATAGATTTTAAAAAATCTTTCCAAGAATTTTTAAACAAATATAATATAAAGACTTTTATTAGCAAAGATGGTTTTGATTGTGGATTAACAGGAAAAGAAAGTCATAGGATATTTTTTTCTAATATCTATGATAATGCTAATATATTTTTAGATAGAAAATATAAGAAATATAAAAAATACAAACATTTATATGGCTTCAACGAGCAGTAATGTTCGTTTAAAATGGCGCAAGAAACGGGAAAGCTGAGAAGCTAATCCGAGTGGAAGACTATTATTAAAAAAATAGCCACACGCAACGCATAGATGATGAACCCCGAAATGGAATATAATTTATCCAAGAGTGCGCCTACCCCAATGGGGTAAAAAGATATGCTGAACTTGAAAGAAAAAAATTTCAAGAATGCGAAAATAAAAAGTTTCGCAGATAACAAATGCACCGCAGCAATGTAACAGTTTTAGAAGAAAGACGTTTAATACCCAACGAAATTATAGATTCTATTATCCGTCCCTTTCTTGTTTCACGCCAAGCACCTTATATGAAAAATCCTAAATATTCAGAAATTGCAGAACTTAGAGAGGAACCACAAGAGATTATTATTTCTTCTGCACATTACAAATCATATGAATGGTATCCAGAAACGAAGAAATTCTTAAAAATGATTGCAGACGGGGATACTAATACCAAAGCATTGTTTTTGGATTACCCGATTTCAATTCATCATGGTATAAAGACAAAAAATCAGATGATAAGAGAGAGGTCCAATATGGACCCCATAACTTTTTTAATGGAGTATGGAAATATACCTTATGGTTCTTCAAGTCTTTCTTTTTATAAACTCGGACTATTCGATAGAAATATAAAAAGAAGTTGGAGACCAATCAGGGATGAAGTATATTTGACAACCAGAAAAAATAACTATGATATACCAAAACTATCTGATGAAATGCGCATAGTCTCTGTTGATATTGCTATGAGGGCAGGTTCTACAAACGATAATACTATTATAAGTTGTGGTAGATTATTACCTAGTAAAAAAGGTTGGATGACAGAAATAGTTTATATGGAATCCCACAATGGTAAAAATACTAATTTACAAGCTTTAAGAATAAAACAAATATTCGAAGAATTTCAAGGAGATGCTCTCGTTCTAGATTTAGCGAGTGCAGGAATAAGTGTTTTTGATGCACTAACTTCAGTAACAAAGGATGAAATAAGAGGAGTTGAATATAAACCTTATACCGTAATGAATTCTGCATTAGTTGACCAGAAAGTATATGATGAATTAATAGGTAGAACACTCGGAAGAGATGCGTTTGCCTGTATATTTCCTATCTCTGCTACTGCTCCTTTAAACTCTCTAATTGCTGTTAAATTTAGAGAGAGATTAAAGAAAAAATTAATCGCATTTTTAATTGATGATAATAGCGAAGAAGAATTTTTAATAAGGTCAGGAAATAAAGATATCTTAGACCAAGACGATACTGGTATTAGAGCATATCTATTACAATCCCATCTACAAACAAGCTTATTTATAAACGAGAGTATCGCTTTAGAAATGGCTCCCGCAAACGGTTTAGTAAAATTGGTCGAACCAAGTGGTGCTAGAAAAGACCGTTATACATCTGTTAGTTATCTTAATTACTATGTATCTTTAATGGATATTGAATTATTAGGATTTAGATATAACGAATGGGATGATGAGGAAGCTTTTCTAGGTGTGTCGTTTGTAGTATCAGGAGGTTAAATATAATTGAACGGATAGAAATTGTGTCATGAACAATTTTGAAAAGAATAATCCTAAATTCCTTCCGTTCAATAAATATATTAGGAAATTACCATAGGAGGTAATTATGCTAAAAAGTATTTATACTAAAACAGGAATTTATTGTATTGAAAATATAGTTAATGAAAAGAAATATATTGGAAAAGGAAAAAATATAACAACAAGATGGTCTGACCATAAATGGAAATTAAAAAATAAAATTCATGATAACAAACATCTTCAAAATGCGTGGGATAAATATGGAGAAGAAAATTTCAAATTGTGGATTATAGAAGAATGTAAAGAAAGCGAATTAATAGAAAAAGAAATTTTTTATATTTCTCTATACAATACAAAAAATACAGGTTATAATATGACAGATGGAGGAGACGGAATTCCCGGGCATATACATTCTGAAGAAACAAAAATAAAAATGTCTAATTCTCAAAAAGGTAAAAAACAAACGAAAGAACAAATAAAAAAAAGAAAAAATACAATTATAAATTGGACCGACGACCAAAAAGAAATTGCTTATATAAACAGGTCGAATGGTCACAAGAATCATATCGTTTTAGAAAAAACAAAAGAAAAATTGTCGGAATACTTTAAAAACAATCCTTCAAGAAAAAAGGGCAAATATAAACACTCCGAAGAAACCAAAAAGAAACTCTCCGAATCTTTAAAAAGATATTGGTTAGAAAGGAGAACACAAGATGACAGATAAAACAAATGAAGAAAATTTAATCAGTGAAGAAAATGTTTGGTCAGTTATAGAGTTTGCTCGTGCAATGACAAATATGTACGGACAGGGCTATTTAACCCCCGAACTTATTAATCAACGCATGCGTGATATTACCCTAAATCCAATGGCGGCTACAGAAAGTGAACTTAATACAGCACTTTCTTCGCCTAAAGATAGCGAATTGCAACTTCGCTCTTTTTCTCAAGATTTCGAAATGAAATCTATGGTTTATAAAAGGCTTATCACCTATATGGCTGATATGCTTGCGTTTGATATTACATATACATCAAGTGCAGAACTTAAAGATTATGAAACCCCGAAATATAAAAAAGACCTAAAAACAGTAGAAGACATTCTAGAAAAATTCGCTTATAAAAAAGAATTATCTATTGCTGTTAAACAAATGGTAAGGAATGATGCATATTTTGCTGCTATTAGAGATTTAGGAGATAGTATTGTTTTACAAGAACTTCCTGCCGATTATTGCAAAATAACCGGAAGATGGGAAGGTGGCTTTCTATTCAGTTTTAATATGTTTTGGTTTTTAATTCCTGGGGTTGATATCAACATGTATCCAGATTTCTTTAGAAAGAAATATAAAGAAATATGGGTAAACGGAAATCAGCAAAAACCATATATACCTTCCATGCCACCGGAGATGAGAAATTCGACTTGGATTTATTGGGTTGATATTCCTATCGATGTTGGTGTATGTTTTAAATATTCTCCTGAACTCGCAACTAGATTGCCATATTTTACACCTTTGTTTAGTGATTTGATTTTACAATCTTTAATGCGTAATCTTCAAAAGCAAGCAACTATGGCTGCGGCAAGTAAAATGATTATCGGTCAAGTTCCAATGCTAAACAGAGACGCTAAAGCAAGTGTAAAAGATATGATTGCTATTAGCCCTGATTTACTTGGTAAATTCTTAGCATTAGTAAAAAGCAGTATTAATGAAGCTATTAAAGTTGCTTCTGCGCCTTTGGAAGATATGAAGGGTATTAGTTTTGACTCAGAAAATGAGTTATACGATAGTTATTTAAAAACAACACTGGCTTCTAGTGGTGTAAACACAAACTTGATATTTACAAGCGATATTAAGCCAAATGTTCTTGAAACTCAATTGAGTTTGAATGTTGATGAGCAAATGATGACAGCGCTATATGACCAATTTAATATCTTTATGAATTATTATATTAATAAATTCACTAAGATGTTTAAATTTAAATTTGTTTTTGAAGGTACACAATTTTTCCTAAACAGACAACAAAGATTAGAATCTATAATGACTTTGTTTAATGTGGGGATTATTTTACCTCAAAAAATAGCGGCTGCTATAGGAATGAAACCCGCTCAATTAAGAAAACAGTTGGAAGAAGCACAAGGGAGTGGGTTTATGGATTTGATTAAACCACCCGCTCTCGAAGGTCAAAAGCAAATAGCGGAAATAACAGGTAAACAGCAAAAAGATTTAACTGACCAAACTGCTAAAAACCAGCGGGAGTTAGCAGACCAAACTGCTAAAAATCAAGAAAAGGTTGCAGAAAAACAAGCTAAATTGAATCCAAAACCTGCCCCCGGTGTACCCGGTGTGGCAACTCCTGCTAAACCCGAGGGAAAAACAACTGCTACGGGACAACCCGCTAAGCCAGGTAGACCCCAAGAAGATATAACAAAAATCTCAGAGGAAACTGAGGATACCCGGAGCGGTGGACAAAATTTAGGGCGCGGTGGAAAAATCTAATTAATAAAAATGTCTTAATCTGTTAAAAAAGATGGAGGCGAAAGGAGGAAAATGAAACTCTTAGATAGTCTAAATAATGCTTTTAATGAGCAAATTACACACGAATACCGAAATCAATTGATATATACTCAATTAGAGTCTATTTTCGAAGATTTTCAGCTTAAAAATATCGCCAAATATTTTCATGAGCAATCTTTACATGAAAAAAGTCATGGAGATAAAATAGTTGGGTATTTAAACGATAGAACAGGTGGGAAAGTTAATATCAGAGAAATTGATTCCCCGATAATACCTTTTTATACAATCGATACTTTAGCAAGCATTGGGGATTTGTATATTTCTACAGAAGAAAGTACAACCGAATCTCTAGAAAGTATTTATGACTTTGCTTTAGGAAATAAATCATATATAGATTTACCCCTTCTTTCTGATATGTTACAAGAACAAGTAGAAGAAGAAGATTCAGCCAACGAATTTGCTTTAAATATAAAAATGACAAAAGATTTAGTTTTATTTGATAAATCTTTTTCAGGAGGGTAAACATATGTCATGATTACTAATCCGGAAATAATTACTGAAAAATATAGATGTAACAAATATGTTAAAAGTTGGCTTATATTTCACTGTCGCTTGCCTTTATTGAGCTTCGATAAAAAATATTTTTATTTTGCTAAAACAGATAAGCTAAAAGAGTGTTTGAAAAAAATGCCTTTAGATGTAAAAATATTATCTATATTATAAAAAACCCAAGGAAGGGAGGTAAATTGATGAAAAAAATTAGTTTTGCAATTGAAAATGTTGAAATGATTCAGGAAAATCCTGATTCTAACTTCGCTCTTTTGGCTTTAGACTTTTTTGCTTCTGGAGATAATCTTCACGATATGTATGTTTCCGAAGAGACACTACTTCGCACAGCAGATACAATTAAGAATTGCCCTCTTGTCTGGAAATATGATGCGGTGCTAGATGATGTCTATACACATGACCCCGAAGAGGTTCCTTGCGGTTTTGTTCCAGATAGTACTATAATCACAAGTAAAAAACTGGAAGATGGGAGGACAATGTTATCAGCCATAGCTTATGTGTGGAAAAGATATACTGGTCCATTGTTAGGTTTCTTCAAGAGGGATGGAGGAAAAAAGCCTGTCAGTGTCGAAATGAGCGTATATAAAACTCAACCAAAAAAAGACGGAAAAACTGAACTTCTTGATTTTAGATATGAAGGGGTAACTGTTTTAGGAAGTTATGTGACTCCTGCTATACCTATGGCTAATGCAACTGTTTTGTCTTTTGCAAAAGAATATGAGGAAGATTTAGAGAAGGAATTCTCTTTCACAGAAATCATAATCCCCAAAGAAGTAAGATATGCTGTTGAAAAAGGTCTTGAAATTCGAAAAGAGGAGGGAGGTGGTACATCTACAGGTATCGCCTTTGCACGATATTTAACTAAAAATAAAATAATAACTCCCGAAAAAATAAAAGAAATTAATAATTATTTTTCCACACACAAACATAGCAGAGAAACCGTTGACTGGCTTCTTTTCGGTGGAGATTATGCAAAGGAATGGGCAGAAAATATGTCAGAAAAAATTGACAACGAACTTGTCACATTTCCTTATAAGTCAAAGGCGGATGTGAATCCATCTTTAAAGGGTATTACCCCTCCCATTTCTCTCGCCCAAGCTAATGCGATTGCTGCGCAAGCAGATTCGATTGGTTCAGATGATAAGAAAAATGGTTGGGCTATTGCAATAAGTTCGTTTAAGAAAACTCATCATGTAGAAGATGAAAAATGGGTAAAAAACGAAGGTAGTACTGTAAAAGCGTCTGCGGACGATACAGAAGATTTTATCAAGGAGGATACTATGACCGAAGAAGAAAAAATGGCAGTTGAAAAAGCCGAAGCAGATGCAAAAATGGCTGCTGAAAAAGCCGAAGCAGATGCAAAAATGGCTGCTGAGGTAGAAGAAAAAGCAAAAATGGCTGCTGATGAAGAAGCTAAGGCAAAAATGGCTGCTGAGGTAGAAGAAAAAGCAAAAATGGCTGCTGATGAAGAAGCTAAGGCAAAAATGGCTGCTGATTCAAAGGTTGCTGCTGAAAAAGCAGTAGCTGAAAAAATGGCTGTTGATGAAGCAAAAGCTAAAGCAGCAGAGGAAGCAAAGAAAAAGTTAGAAGAAGAGAAATCAAAGAAATTTGAATTCCCCATTGAGAAATGTGGTGAAATGTTCTCAGCAGATGACGATGAAGATGATGTAAAAATGGCTAAGGTGGAATGCGCCAAAGGCAAAGAAGCAGACTTCGGAATCGTTATGAATGGTCTATTTGCAAAAATCGAAAAGCTATGTAATAAGATGGCATTAATGGCTGAAGAGAAAAAAGCATATATGGCAGAAAACGAAGAACTCAAGAAGTTCAAAGCAGAATTAGAGGGTCAACAGAAAGAGTTTGCAATTAATGAAACTTTGAAAGAACTCTCTGTGTCTGTCTATCTTCCTGATGATGTTAAAGCAGAAATGAAAGCGGATGCCGCAAATTATACTTTAGCAAATATGGAAGCATGGAAAAATTCCTGCAAAGCAAAATCATTTGATTTTGCAATCAGGATTCCCCAAAGCAAGGGCACTATAGAAGTTGGACTACCTTTTGGTGGTGCAACCAAGAAACAAAAAAGCCTTTGGGATTAAAACCAAGGGTATATCAATTTAATTTAAAAACAGGAGGTTTTTATTATGGCACATGCAGTTTTAATTCCATCAGCAATTGCAGCAATGAACATCGATTCTTTAAATAGAAGCGTTATGAGTGGCTCTGTTGCATTAGATAATGGTAACGTTTTATTAATGGGTGCGGAGTACACTTCCGGTAGTTTAACAGAAGTATTTGCTGTTACTCCACCAGTTGCAGGTTCCGCTACGAATTTATGGATGGCATATTCTGGTGACGAAATTGTTGTTACCAACGCTCAATACAAAGGTCTTGACCCTGACCCACGTAATTTCTTCAATGCGGCAGGTAAGGTATTTTCCGCTTACAAGCCACAACTTGGAGACATTATAGTACTTACAGCCGATGCTTTTACCGGAAGTTTCTCATCTAATACCTATGCTGGTACTATCGCATATAGTTATAAGTTAGAATGGGCAAATGCACAAGGAACAGGTCTGGTCTACAAATATATTGCAACAACATATATTTCCCTTGCTACTGGTGCTATTGATAACCAGCGTGTTGCAGCTTATAAGCTGGAATGCGTTTCTATATAATTTTGGATAAAAGGAGATATATATTATGAAAATCCCAAATCAAGTACTTACTTTCGCAGGTGAACAGAACTTAACACCTTATAAAATGTTCGTTGATTATTGGAATCACTATCGTGCTTTAAACGGTGCGAAAAATGTTGAATATCAACAAAATACAATTACACCCGAGGGTGCAGTTGTACCTCTTAGCTTCTCAGAAAAAGAGGAAAAATTAAATGCAGCTTTAAAACGTGAAATTTTACGTGTAGCAGGTGTTCAAAATTTTGACACGTTCTCTATTGAGACTTGGGCAAATCACCCTGCTTTAAAGTGGGCAACCTTCGCAGTTATTTCTGCTGTTATTGATATGATTCTTCCAGAAACTATCATTGACAGTATTGGAATTTACTCCGAAGTTCGTACAATCGGTTGGGGCGACTCAGCGGCGTTCGATGTAAGTCCTCGTGATTTATTCATCGTTTCTAAAGCAGGTCGTAGCAAGAGAACAACCGAACTACACAAGCAGTTCAAAGGTCAGATTACAGTTATTCCAGAACCTCGTGAAATGACAGTATTTGTGTCATTAATGAAAGTTCTTGCAGGAAAAGAATCTTTAGCAGACTTTGTTATGAAGATGGTACGTTCATTCGAGACAGCATTAGCTGTTGACGTGTACAATGCTTTCTACACTGCAATGGATGCTGTTGACGCTACTGCAAGCACTGGTTTACTTGTAGCTGGCTATACTCAGTCAGAATTTGTTCGTCTTTCACAAACTGTTGCTGCGTGGAATGGTGGTTCAAAAGCGGTTGCTATCGGTACTCAGCGCGCTTTAGCGAGCATTCTTCCTGCAAACGCCAACTATCGCTATGATTTCCAAAGCGAATACGTGAAAGTTGGTTATCTACGTGATTTCCAAGGAACCGATATTATGGTACTCCCACAGGTAGCTGATTGGCAGACCCCATTCGGTTTGAAACTCTCAGATTCTCGTATCTGGCTTGTTTCCCCTTCGTCACAAAAACTCATCAAGGTTGTTTTGGAAGGTAATGTACTTTCATATACCAGTGATGTTTACGCAAACGCTAACTTAATTCAAACTTCAACCCTTATTAAGAGTTGGGGTACCGCTGTTGCAACTAACGCTGTTGCTGCAACAATTCAATTAGCATAATCTATTATAGAATAGGGGCGGGAAACCGCCCCTTCCTAAAAAATATTAAGGAGAAAAATGAACAAAAAATCATCTACACAGCTTTCAGCCGACGAAAAAAAAGAAGTCGAAGCTTTGAAAGCAAGACTAGCCGAATTAGAACCAACCATTGATACCGTAGAACCAGAAATGGGAAAACGTACAATAGAAACTGGAAGAAATAAAGTTCTGCTAGACGATTATGTACCTGTTATGAGCCTTTTGCCTTATAGGTTAAACCTATCAACTAAAGAAGGTGGGCAGGGAGATGTTAAAAAATTTACCAAGTTTGGGGAAGTGAAAAACATTCTTTATAAAGATTTGGTAGATATAATAGAAGTCAATCGAACTTTCATGGAATCAGGATATTTTTATATACTTGACCCGTTAGTTATACGCCAGCATGGTCTGGATGAAGTTTACTCCAAAATATTAACAAAGGAAAAAATAGAAGAAATACTAAACAATATAAACACAGAATATTGTATCGACCTTTATAATTCATCCAATTCAAATCAGCAAAAAGTAATTGTACAATTGCTTATTGAAAAAGTAAAGAATGACTCTGGCTCTGTAAATTTGTATACTGTAGATAGAATTTCCAGATTATCAAAAATTGATATTGCACAAAAAGCAGAAGAAGAGAAAGCTTTAGCAGAAGAATTGGTTGAACAGAACCAACAACAATAAAATAATCAAAAGGAGGTCAAATGATTGGCATCTATTGTATCGAAAATACTGTGAACAATAAGAAGTATGTCGGTCAAGCTATTGATATTAGTAATAGAATAATAAGACATAGAAATAGTTTGAAATATAATAGACATAGAAATAATCACCTCCAAAAAGCATATAATAGGTATGGTAAAGAAAATTTTAAATTTTCTATTATTCAAGAATGTAATGAAAATCTTTTAGATTTAATGGAAAATTATTGGATTATTGCCTACGATACTCTTAATCCGGATAAAGGATATAATATAAAAACAGCGGGAAGGAACGGAAGACATTCTAAAGAAACAAAAGAAAAGATGTCAAAATCTAGAACAGGAAAAATCCATTCGGCAGAAACAAAAGAGAGAATGTCAAAATCTTCCAAAGGAAAAGTTTTTTCAGAGGAGCATAAAAAAAATATATCTAAAAATCACGCAGATATTTCTAAAAATAATAATCCTTTTTTTGGAAAGAAAAGAAAAATCACCTCTTCTAAGTTTTTAGGCGTATGTTTTAAAAAACCCAATAACAAATGGGTCGCTGGAATATGTTTAAATGGAAAAAGTAAATATATAGGAATTTATGAAAAAGAAGAAGATGCAGCAAAAGCATATGATTCTTATATAATCACAAATAATTTAAGCAATCCGCTTAACTTTTCATATGGAGGCGAAAATGGCTAATACAAGTTTATCTGAGATTTACGATTATTTTCTTATGACTGTTACTGATTATAGGCTCATAGATTTGTTTAATACATCTCTCCCGGATTTTGAAGATTATCTACAAAAATGGTTAGATTTTGCAATTGTAGATTTTAAAGTATGTGACCAAGACCTAAATTACAATAATACCACAAAAGAATTCCCGGCTGAATTAAGCCGGGACAATAAAACCATCTTAGCTACGCTAATGATGAGATATTGGCTCCAAAAGGTTGTGGGAGATATAACCCAACTAAATTTGCATATAACTGACCGAGATTTTAAGATAGCTTCTGAAGCACAAAATCTAAGAGAAAAATCAAATCATCTAAACATAGTAAAAGAACAATGTTCTCAGCTATTACAAGATTATAGTTATAAAAGAAATGACTGGACTGATTGGTATACCCAATCATTCTCGGGGGTGTAATATGACTTATGAATATAAATCCATCCCCGCTTCAATGTATGCAGGAGCAAAAAAAGGGGAAAACCCTAAACAACAATATATTGATTTATTCCAACAAACTCTTAATGAACAATTTTATAACTCTTCAAGTTGGTGGACTATTCGAGAAGAAACAGGAATAGGTACTGAAAAATATGCTAACATGGATGTTCGTATAAATCATGTTATCAACGCAGAAACTGGTTTAAAACTTGGAGACGACTGGAAAACAGTTTTGTTTCCTGACCTAAATCATCAATTAGATTTAGGACTACGCTATATATTTGATAATAACACTTGGATAGTTATAAACACCGAAGTAATCAAAAATATAGCAGCAACATGCACAATTAGAAGGTGTAATAATACACTTAGATGGATTGATGAAGCAACAGGTGTTTATTATGAAGAACCTTGTGCTATAGAATATCTGGTAAAAGAACCAAGAGATTATATTACACAAGGTTCGCCTTTCCCAACTCCCGGTGGATTTTTACATATTATAACTCAATTAAATGAGCGAAGTGGTAAAATAAATGAAAACCAAAGGTTCTTGTTTGGAAATCCTGAACATTGGGTATGTTATAAAGTGACAGGAACAGGTATAAATGACTTTACAAATGTTACAACTTATGACAATAACAGTGCTCACATACTAACATTAGATTTAATTGCTAATTTTCTTAATGAGGAATTGGATGATATTGTTAACGGTATTTGTGATGTACATACTAATGTTTATCATGTTACTTTAAATAGTGGGAGTATATCAGGTTCCCCCACTGGGGCAATACAATTAAATGCAAATGTTATTTATAATGGAGACAGTGTTATAAGAGCAATAGAATGGAAAAGCTCTAACCCTACAGTGGCTTCCGTTAGTGGAAGCAGCGGAAGTACTCTTGTTGCTTTCAACACAAATGGAAATTGCACAATAACGGCTTCTGTCTATGGAAATCCAGCAAGTGATACTTGTTGGGTGACTGTTAGTGCTAGCCCAACAATGAATAACAATATACTAATCAGTCCAAATACAAATTATATTCTAGAGGGAACTAATAGAACATATTCAGTTTATCTATATGAAAATAATATTCAATCGTCTGGTTCGTTTATTATTACATGTAGCGGTAGTAATGTTCCATCTACTAGTTATATATTTTCTCAAACTGATGGAAATCACTTTAAAGTTACAAATATGTTAAAAGATTTAACATCTCACCTGACAGTACAATGCACAACTGGTTCCGTTGTAGCTCCAAAATCGTTTGATATTTTCTTACGTGGAGCATGGCAATTTGATACTGCTTAAAGGAGAAAAACAATGCCAAATATACCAACACAAGACATCGGGTTTATAGCCTATAATGATTTTCAACGTTTTAACCAAATATCGTATACTTGTATAAAACACATGATGGATAATAATGAATCAGTTTGGAAATTATTGAAATATACTAGCCCTGATGCTTGGAATAAACCAGATTTAACACAAGAAGAAAAAGCGGCTCTAATATATGCTGGACAACAAGATAGTTCAAAATATAATGTTTTTATGGATGGGAAACAACCCGATGTTTTAGTAGAAGAAGTAACATTGGTAAGAATAATGCCGCATTACGCTATGGGTTATAATCGTACTATTGGTGTTATTGAAGTAAGCATGGAAATATTTTCCCATTATAAAATAAATCATTTGTCTAATTATACTACTAGAATTGATACAATTGCGGGAGAACTTCTTGCTTTATTCAATGGTGTAAATATAGGTATATTGGGCTTGATGGCTATAGATAGGATGATTGACCAAAGTTCTCGCTTATTCCAAGCTGGTCAAATACCGTTTGGTGGAAAACAAATAATATTCTCAACTTACTCGGCATAAAAATATGGATATTTCATATTATATTACTTATGATTTACCTATTCCGTATAAAAATATAAATATATATCCGGTAACAGTAAAAGACTATATACTCTTTAATATTTATTCTCAATGCTTAAATATAGATAAAAATAGCATCCCCAACCCGGAAATAATCTCAATGACTTATATGGAATATGTTTTTAATATTACTGAAAAAAATCCAGTAGATTATCCTTACCTAATATGGTTCGATAGGCTATTGGCAATGTGTCTGAAAGAAGATGATACATTTACAGAAATACAAGAAAGCATAAAAAGATATAGATACGACGATGAAACAAAGAAACCCTTTTTCCTTATTAAAGAAGAGAAATATACATCTGATGATTTTGATAAAATAAAAGAAATAATAGCAACACAAAATCTTGTAGACTTAATAGACGAAAATATTTCTAAAGAAGTTAGGGATTCTATGGAAAAAGCCAGAGAATTTAAAAGAAAAATAGCTGGTACAGGGGTTGCATCTATTGAAGATTATATTATCTCTCTTTCTGTTTCAACAGGATGGACTCATGAATATATATACTCTATGAGCATAAGGAAATTTATAAAGAGCATAAGGAGAATGGATAATCTAATACACTATAAAATTTATCTAGGAGCAAGTATGTCGGGGATGGTTGAGTTCAAAGATAAGTCGTTTATTAAACACTGGTTAACAGATTTAGACGATAAAAATGAGTACGATGATGTTACTATAGACTTGCAAGAAATGCAAGATAAAGTATCATTCGACAGTGCTAAAAAATAGCATTTATTAAAAAAATACAGGAGGTTTAAAATTATGGCTATAAAGAAATTCTTGACAAGTGTCGCAGACGTTTTTGGGTATGACAACGATGATAATCTGCTTTTCGTAGCAAAGACACTGCTAGACAGTTCTATCGAAGTTTCTCTAGGTTCAGCACCTGTTCGTGGTGGACGTGGTAATCAATTGCTTTATACTTACTATCACACTGCGGAAATGAAATTTAACTTAACAGAAGCGCAATGGAATCTAGAATTAGTTGGAGCAACAGTGGGTGGTACATATGAACTTGGTAACTATTATGTGCAAGAAACCATAGCAGTTCAAGGTAGTTCTGGTTCTGTTAGTGAAATACCTTTAGCGTTCACAGGTACAACCATATATGGTTGGGCAACTTCTCCTTTGGGTGTTACCCAACGAGTTACATTCAGTGGTTCAATAGGAAGTTTTCCTGTTGTAGGAACTGAAACAAGTGGAAATTGGTGTGTACGTTATCTTACAGCAAACGTAAGTGCTGGAAAAAGTATCACCATCAAAGCAAGTATGATTCCACAAGTTTTGAAATTGGTTATGGAAACTCAGTTGAATTCTGCTGATGTTACTACAAATAAGATTGGTATGGTACAAATTATTGTACCTAGAGCACAACTTTCAGGAGCTTTTACAATCTCCATGAAAGCTGATGGTGTATCCAATACACCGCTTACTGGTACGGCTCTTGCTTATACACCAACCGCTACAGGTGCAGATGCATGTACAGTTGATTCATACTATGCTACAATTACTGAAATTATAGATAATACAAACTGGTATGATAATATTTCGTCATTATCTTTTTCAGGTGGAAATGTTTCATTAACAGTTGGTGAAAGTAAAACCTTTGTGGTTTATGCTATTCCTTATACAGGGAGCGCTTTTAAAGTTCCTAATGTATATCTTTCTTTTAGCTCCACTGCTGCGAGTTGCGTAAGTGCTGCACCTCATAGTGGTTCAGTTGTAGCATTGGCGGCTGGCTCGGTTGTTATATCGGCTTCAGCTACGTCGGCTTCTACAATTATCGGGTATGTCGGAGTTACAGTTGCCGCATAATAATAGGGGTAGAATAAAACTACCCCTTCTATATTAAGGAAAACAAAATGCCAAAAAAGAATATTGAAGAAAATATAGACAATAGAGAAAAAGAAAGTATAGAATTTCCCGTTGAACCTGTTTTCGATTTGAAAGAAAGTGAAGAAGTAATAGAAGAAATTGAAAAATCTGTAGAATCAAAACCTACATCTGATAAATTTCCCTTTACAATTCTTAGAGTCGATTCTGCGGGATTTTATGGGATTGATAGCAATGGAAGCGGAACAGAAATCGCTATCCCGGAAGAATATAAAAATAAGAAATTAAAAGCTGGCGATATTATTTATGTATCTAAAAGCTAATTATAAAGGAGGATTAAATTATGGCTTTAACTTCAACACAAATTACAAATTTGAATAACTCCATGAGCGCCGCACAAGATGTAGCGCTAGGGAGTGTATTAGATGCTTTAGTAACTTCTGGAAGTATAGTTATTTCTGGAAGTAGCGTATCTGGCTATAAAAGGATTATCAGTGGGTCTTTTACCCCGAGTGGTCCAGTTATACCAATAGTTACAGGATTATCAACTGTTCTCGGGGTTGTAGCTGAGTTATCGGGAAGTCCTACAAACATACACAGTAAGGTTACGGCTACTACAGGTAGTGTTGCGGGGGTTATTTGGGTCTCGTCTTGGATGGTTACTAGCGCAAGCTGGACACCTTTGATTGCAGCTTCAGGAAGCATGGCGGCACACTATGCCCTTGTATCTTGGATTGCTTACGGAACATAATAACATATAAGAATACACCGTCATTGAAAAATGACGGTGTATTTTTTATCTTTTTTAAAAAAATGGAGAAATAATGGATAAGGTTAAATTGGAGATAAAAACTCCGGAAAACAAAATAATTGAATATGATGGGGTAAGTATAGAAATAAACCCATTTATCGATTTTTCAGAAGAAGTACTTTTAATCAACGAATATATTAAAGATTTCTTTGGAGACATAACTGAAATTGTGGTAGAAAAAACTAAATATCATGTTTTTGAAGCAGAATGTAGGTTAATGTTTTATATTATCCAACTCAACACAAACATTGACATGAGTGATGTGGATAATAATATATACGTCGATGATAAACTTTGGGAAATGATAACTAGAGAAATTACTAATTATTGGAATTTTAAAAGAAGATTAGACGAAGTTGTTTATGAAGTAAAAGAACAAGAAAAGTTAGACAACTCACTCGGAAAAGTTCTTTCTGATTTATTAGCAAAAGCCGAAGGATTTATAGACCAAATAAACAAGATTTCCCCGGACGATATTAAGGAATTACAAAATGTTGGAATGGGACTTATTGATGATTTAGAAAAAGCTAATATCATGAGAAACCCTTCTGATTTAGCTTCTATAGAGCAACCTTTAATAGACGAACTGAATGATGGGATAAAAAAGGAATAAAATGATAGGCAGACTAAAGCGTTCCCTTAGTGAACGTTGTCCGGAATGTAAGAGCATACTTCAAATTAGAGTGAGAGACATAAGTGAAATAAGAAATGGAATTCCTGTTGTTGTTGCTGAAGAATACATTGCTTGTTCTAATAAAAATTGTGGGTATGAAAGAGAAATGGAGCAAAAAAGGATACGCAGACAAGAAGATGATTTAGCCTTTTAAAAGGATAATTTTATGGACCTTCTTGTAAATTATAGTTATAAGGAGGTAAAATATTATGATGAATATTGAAGTAGGAAATCCATTTTTTACTCATAAAGAAAGAATATCGGAAGCAATGAAATACGGATTAGGAAAAGGTCTTACTTCTAAAGATATTGTAGATTTTATCCAAGATATACAAGAAGATACAGTAGATTCTACGTATAAGAAATATTCTGGTAATATGTCTTTGGTAGCAAAGGATTTATTTGGGGCTGCGAATGTTCCTAACGATGTGGCAAAAGCTGTAGAGGATAAATTTACAATAATTAAAAACATGTTAGAAACAGCAGCGGGAAATGCTGCGGCAAAAGGAGTATATACACTAGCTGTAGATGAAAAAACCGGATTACCCAGTAAGCAAATAAGTTATGAAACTGATAAAGGGATTATAAAATTCCTAGGGGATGTTCCAATTAACAAGCAACAACTGGGAAATTTTTTTCAAGATGTATTAATTTTTAATAATGTAAGTAGTCCTGGAAATAGTCCATTACCGGATATTCCCGGAGTTGCAGAAATAAAAGAAACACAAAGAGCCGGAGAAATAAAAGTTGCTTCCTACACAATAGCAATGATAATCGATGAATCAGAACCAAGTATTGAAAAAGCAAGAGATATACTATTAGAAGCAGAAAAAATGGAAGCAATGGCTCTACTAGAATTATATATAAAAATGAAAAATCTTTTACTGATAATTTCCGAACCATATTCTCCGGGAGGTACTGCGATATCTAGACAATATGTTTTTGTCGCAATGGCGCTATATGTAGAACTTAAAATAAGAGAAATAAGAAAATTAGTAAAAAGAGGAATAGCAGAAGCAATGACATCTCCTCAAAAACATTTTATACCGAATTCCGGAGATTATCTAAAAGATACTTCCACAAGCCCGGGTCCAATTGTTAGATTTGAAAGATTAACTTCTGATTTTGAAACCGTAGAAGTAAGCGGAAAAATTACAGTTCAAGAAACTTTTAAAATATCTATGGAAAATTTAGATTTTTATGCAACATTTGAGGGAGGAGCTTTAAGTCGTAATAAAATTAATCCGATGATGCAAACATTTAAAACATTACAAAATTTATATACGAAAAGATATGATATGATTACTTATGATAATAATATATTCGAAAGACAAAGAAAAGGAACGTCTTTTTATATGAGTTTGACAGATAAAACTATGCCATCGTTTGGATTTGATAGAAGTAAACTTACATAAAAAAATAAAATACTTATTTAAAAAAGGAGAATAAAAAAATGTTAGAAAATATTTTAATGATTATTGCCGGATTAGCCGGATTAGGTGCATTTGTTTCTATTTTAATAAGTGTACTTAAAAAAGTTGGTGTAATTAAAGATGGTCAATCAGAACAATGGTATCAAGGAATCAGCCTCTTTGTATTCCTTGCAGTAACAGTTGTTTACTTCTTAAAAGTACCTATTGTATGGTCAGATGTAAACGAATGGCTCAAGTTACTTACATTTATTTTGGGTTATGTCATTCAAATCTTGGGTGGTCAACTTACTTACAACACCATTAAAGGTACACCTTTGTTTGGTTTTAGTTATGAGAAAAATCAACAAAGAGCAGAAGCCAAAGCAAACGCTGGAAAAGAACCAGTTAAATAATCTATCTATTTAGGAAGGGAGTATATGAATAATATACTCCCTTCTTTTTTTGGGAGGTATAATGGAAACATATGTATATGCATTAGATTTATCTTTAAATTCTACAGGGGTATGTATTTTTTCCAATGATGGTAAATTTGTAAAAGCATTTACCATAGATACTAAAAGCGAAAATGAAACCAAGCTTAAGCTACAAATTATTGGAAATGAATTAAAAAAAATAGCAAAAGAATATGCGCCCGAAATACTTGTGATTGAACAAGGGTTTACTCGTTATAATCAAAGTACTCAAATGATTTTTAGAGTTCATGGTTTAGTAAATTATTTATTTGCAGAATATGAACAGACCTATTATCCGGCATCCAGCGTAAAAAAGATAGTTGGAGGAAAGGGGAATATGACTAAAGAAGAAATATATTGGGTGATTAAAGAGAAATACCCAAAAATAAAACTTCAGAATTATGACGAGTCAGATGCTTTTTCTGTAGGGCTTACATTCTTCATTAAGAGCGGAGTTATAAAATGAGAAAATTAGACACTTGTTCTTGTATATATTGTTTTGAAAATATAATAGATAGTAAAAAATATATAGGTCAAACTCAAGATATAAATAGAAGATATAAGAGACACATGAGAGAACTTGAAAATAATAAATCAAATAATGTCTACTTTCAAAAGGCATGGAATAAATATGGAAAAGATTGTTTTAAGTTTTTTATTATAGAGAAATGCCATATAGACTTATTGGATGAAAGAGAGATTTATTGGATAAAAGAATTACATTCTCACTCCACAGAAAGCGGATATAATATATCGTGGGGAGGAATCACCCCAATGAGAAATGTAATTATTACAGATGAGCATAGAGAAAAACTAAGAGTGGCTCTTTCTGGTATAAACAACCCCATGTACGGAAAACGATTATCTAAAGAAACATTAGATAAAATATCCAAAGCACTAAAGGGAAGAGTTGTTTCCGAGGAATCAAGAAAAAAAGCAAGCAACTCATCGTCTTGTAAAAAAAATAAAAACAATAAATTAGGATATATAGGAATAACAAAAGATAAACACAATTATTTTATAGTTAGAATTGTTAATCCTACAAATAGGAATAGAATATATTTAGGTTATTACTCGGATATCATCGAAGCTGCAAAAACTTTTGACAAATCATCTTGGGAATTTTATCATGATTTAGGTAAACTTAATTTTCCTCAAGATTATCAAAACGGAGAATAAAAATGCCAAGAAAAACATTTAGAAAAATAATAACATCTGATGAATTAACATCACAAATAAATTCTGAAAATATATCTTTAATGAATAGGTTTTTAAAAGATAAACAAATAAGGGTTAGCCCTAAAACTATTACAGTTTATGAGTCAAATTTGACAATGTTTTTATCATGGAATCTTTTAAATAATAACAATAAAAAATTTACAGATATTAAAAAATTAGAATTTTCCGAATTTTTCTCTTATGCATCAGAAGAATTAAAACTAGGTTCGGCTAGATTAAATAATCTTAGAAGCACATTATCTTCTCTATCTAATTTTATTACTAAGTTCTATGACGAAGAATACCCTAATTTTCGCAATGTGATTTTGAATATTATAGAATCGAGTCCCAAAGAAATGCGGAGAGAAAAAACTATTTTAACAGACGAACAAATGGAAAATCTTTTAGAACACTTAAGTAAAAATGAAAAGCAACAAGCGTGTTGGCTCGCCCTCGCTGCAACTAGCGGTGCTAGATTTACAGAATTATTATGTTTCGAGACAGATTTAATTGATGAAAATAGAACTGCGTTTGGAGATTTATTTATCGAAACCACAAAGCAAATCCGTACAAAAGGCAAGGGAAAATCAGGAAAATTACTTTATAAATATATTTTAAAAGAAAAGTTTATGCCTTATTATAAAGAATGGCTTAAAGAAAGAGCCAAAATTTTAAAAGAAAAAAAATTAAATCATAATTTTTTATTTATTAAACAAGACGGAACTCCTGCTACTGGTGCTACTGTACGAGGTTGGATTGAAGGCTTTGAAAAATATTTAGGTGTACCCTTTTACGCCCATGCGGTCCGTCATTATTTAGTAACATTATTTTCAAAGAAAAATATACCCCCACAATTAATTAAAGAATTAATGGGGTGGTCAAGTGATATGATTCAAATTTACGACGACACATCAGCCCGAGATAGAATATATGAGGGTTTAGAGAACTTAAAATTGTAGTTTTATGGTTTTATTGAGGAGGTTTATATGACAATAGCTTCTGGAAGCAGAATAGAAATTATCTTCCCTATTGCAACTGTCTTCGACATTAAAAAAAGCGAAGAAGTGATAAAAGAGATGGAGAAGGAGGTGCTAGATGGCTAGTGGTGGTTTAGAGATTGTATTTCCTGTCACGACAGTGTTTATGCCGAGTTCTGTTGATAAAACGGTAGCCGATATGAATGCTAAACTTTCCCAAGCATCCAAGTCATTTAAGCTTGACTTACCTGCTATGCGGGAAGGTAAAAGCATGGTTAACATGCTAGGTGGTATTGAAGAATTTACAAAAATGACTGATGCGGCTACTCTCGGAACTGGAAAATTAATAGCAACTTTTAAAACTATTAAAACAGAAAAAGGAATATTTAAAATTCAAACCGGGGAAGTTAAAGAACTCGGAGATGCATTTGGTGGAACTACAAAAATAGCAAAAGATTATACGCAGACAGAAAAAAATTTACAGAAAGCTATAGACGAAGGGAAAGTTAAACTTCTTTCAGAATCTCAGGCTATGGAAAAGTTTCAGCAGATAGTAAAATTGACTTCAACTGATACTGACAAAATGGCAGGTGATTTAACAAGATATACTGCTGCGGCTGATAAAAACGAAAAAAAATTATCTGGAATGAGGGGTACTCAGGTTAGTGCAGCAAAACAATCTGTTGCTGCACTAAAAAATGAGATAGAAACTTTTACAAGATTAGGGAAAGCGGGAGAACTCACCGCAGATAATGTGAAAAAATTGAGAGACGCATTTGCGGGAATGAATACTGCAATGGAAGGTACAAAAACTGGTGCAAATGTATTTCAGAGTTTTTCCAATAGAATTGCTAATGCCATCCAACAGACCATCGCCTATTCTTTTTCTATTGGATTAGTATATAAAGCTCAACAATTATTCAACGATGCTGTGAAATACGCCATTGATTTGAATACTGAAATGACTAAAATTCAGGTACTTCAAGCAGAAGGAGCACAAACACCAGAACAAATTAATGATTTAGCCCAATCTTTTAACAAATTAGGTCAGGAGATGGGAGCTTCTACTCTTGAAATCGCAAAAGGTAGTGTGGAATGGTTTAGACAGGGTAGAACGGTTGATGAAACTCAGAAACTTATGAGAGCATCTATGATGCTTTCTAAATTGGGTGCAATGGATTCTGCCGATGCTACTAACTATTTAACATCTATCACAAATGCTTTTAAAGTATCGGTTAGTGATACTGCAACTGTTGTTGATAAACTTATTGCGGTTGATAATATAGCCGCAACCAGTGCAGGTGAACTTGCAACTGCTTTAAGATATACTTCTGAATCGGCTGCTTTAGCTGGTGTTGGTATGGAACAATTAATTTCATATATTGGTACTGTTTCTACTGTTACCAGACAGAACGCAGAAATGATTGGTCAAGCATTCAAGACCATGTTTGCTAGAATGACCCTTATTCAAGGGGGTGGTACAGACGAAGAAGGTTGGACAATCAGTAAAGTTCAAAAATCATTAGATGCTGTTGGTATTTCTATGAAAGAAGCCGATGGTACTTTCCGTAATATGGGCGATGTGTTAGAAGATACCGCTGCTAAATGGGATACTTTAGGCGAAAGAGAACAAATAGAAATCGCTGTCGCTATTGGTGGTGTACGTCAAAAAGAGGCATTTCTTGTTTTGATGAATAATATGGACAAAGCTCTTCAATATCAAGCAGCCCAAACTGATGCTACTGGTTTAGCAATGAACCGTTATGGTATTTATTTAGAAAGTGTTCAAGCTAAACAAGGTCAACTTACAGCCGCAATGCAAGCTCTTTATAGTGGAACAGTTAATTCTAATATGATAAAATGGTTCCTAGATGCAGCTATTGCTGTAGTAAAGTTTATAGATTCTATCGGGGGAATACCTCCTTTACTTGTAGAAATAATTGCTCTAATGATAATTTTCAACAGAGAATCAATTACGAATACTTTAATAAATACCGGAAAAAATATTAAAAACCTTGTTATGAGTCTTGTATCTTTGGTTACACAACAAAAACTTGCAACTATTTCTCAGATAGATATGACCATTGCTCAAACTTTATCTATGATTACAGGAGATTCCTTGGTTGTTACTTTGGAGGGAATGGGATATGCAGCAGGGACATATAAGATTGCTGCAACAGGAGCAGCAGCAGCAACAACAGCACTCAACGCAGCTATGGGTTTATTAGGAATAGCTGCTATAGCAATAACTGCTATTTGGCAAGCATATCAAAAAAATCTCGATAATGTAAAAAAGGCTCAAGAAGAACTTACTAAAGCAGTAAATGATTATCTAGGAATTCTTGATGAATTTCCTGAAAAACAAAAAACCGCTATAGATTTGTACAATCAAATACAAATTATGATAGCTAGACGTTCAAGCGAAGGATTAAGTACTGAAGACGAAGAAAAATTAACAAAATTATATAATGATTTATATAGTGTTGTTCCTAATTTAAAATATAGTTTTGATGAATTCGGAAATGCTACACTGGTTGCTGGTCAAAACATGGAAGATTTAGAAAAAGCTACTGTAGATTATTATCTTGCAACAACATTAGGAAATCAAGATATTGCAACATATTTTTCTGACCAAGCAAAAATGACAACCGATGCGAATAAAGCTATAGATGAAGCAATACAAAAACGGAACACTTTAAACGGAATAATTGAAAAAGGTACTGAAAATATAGATGCAGAAGCTAAAGCCTATATAGATAGTGTAAAAAATCAAGGGGAATGGATTCCGGTAATGGGTGGAAAATCTGTTTTTGTTCCTACAGCAACTCAAATGGATAAAGACCTTGCCGATGCTCTCGAAAAAGCAATGAAAGATGGAACATCAGGGCAAGTACTTCAAAATATGATGACTGGTTGGGTTCAAGCAGCAAGTTCGTCTGTTTCCAGTAATAAAGGCTTGATAAGTAAGCAAGCAAACGATTGGAAAAAGATGTATATGATGGTTGCTCATCGGGCAGAGCCTGAATATAAAAATATTAGAATGGCAATGGAACTAGCTGCTGCAAATAATCCTGAATTATTAGCAGCTATGAAAGAAGCGGAAGTAGATTATCAAAATCAAATAGGAGAAGCACGTTTAGCAGCAGAAAAAGCATTTTATGAAAAATATGGTGCAACATCAGCTACAGCAACAACAGAGCAATTAAATGCTGAATTTAAAGCTCAAATGCAAATTATAGACCAACTTTCTCCATCTCTTGATGCTCTTGGTAAAGCTTTAATGCAAACGGGTGATAATAGTATTGCTCTTTCAGATGCTATACTTCAAACAAATACCGAGTTAGAAAAATTAGCCAAAGATACAGGTTTAGAAATTCCAATAAAATCATTTAATGACCTTGATAATGCGGCTGGAACAGCATTAGACCCCGCAAAGGTACAAGCATATAGAACAGAATTAATCTCTTGGATGATGACTAATGCAGATTTATTGTCTACCAATGATATTTTATATAATTCATTAATAAATAAACTGATTGCTTTAGCTGGTACTGCAAACACTACTTTAGTTGAATATACAAATGAAACTGGAGCAATGGCTGCTGTAACTGAAGCTCAATGGACACAAATGACTCAAACTATAGCACAACAATTGTTTTCTATAGCCGAAAATCAAGGTATTGTTTTTACAGATATAAATGGTAATTCTCTAACTACCGTTCAACAATTACAAGCGGCTTTAGCGGCACAACTATTGAGTTTTGAAAGTGCAGCTATACAATCAGGTCAAAAAACAGCTAAAATTATGGCTGATTTAGCTAAATATATGGCAGACCTTTTTAAGTTTGTTACAAATCTAACTCCATATGAACCTGCCCCTATAAATCTTCCTGCTGCCCCATCTGGTGGCGGTGGTCAAAAGAAAGACCCACGAGCAGAAGCGCTTGAAAAACAAATAAAAGCATACGAAGACGAAATAGAATTAATGCAAGAACAATTGGAAATCTATGATGAACAAATAGATGCCATTGATGATTTAATAGAAATAGAAAATAGAAAGAAAGAAGTAATTCAAGACCAGATAGATATTTATGAAAAGCAAAAAGACGCAATTGACCGTCAAATAGATGTACTTCAACAGCAGATAGATTTACTTGACCGTCAAGTAGAAATGCTCAATAGGCTAACAGCCGAAATTGACCGTCAAATAGAAATGTATCAAAGGGAAATATCCTTAATTGACCGTGAAATAGAAATGTATGAACGGCAAAAAGAGCTTATTGATAGTTTAATAGATGCTCAAGAAGAATTAATAAAACCTTTGGAAGAGCAGAAAGATGCAATTGATAAACAACTTAGCAGTTTTAAAGAAGCTATCGATTTACAAAAAGAAGCTTTACAACTTCGAAAAGAAGAAGCGGACTTCTTAGATGAACTTACTAAAAAGAACAAAGCCCTCGCTAACTTGGAAGCCGAAATTGCTATTGCATCTTTAGATACCAGCGAAGAAGGTATAGCAAGAAGATTAAAATTAGAAGAAGAAGCTGCCGCAGCTAGAGAAGATTTAGCTAAGACTCAAGAAGATAGAGAATATGACCTTCAAGTACGCGGTTTAGATGATGCATATGCGGCTTTTGAAAAGGGTATGAATGCGCAAAAAGCATTACTCGATGACCAAATAGCTAAAATTCAAGAGATTATAGACAAATATAATACACAAAAAGAAGCGATAGACGCTCTAATAGTACCTCTTGAAGCTGAAAAACTAAGAATAAATGACATAATATATGGTCTAGAACAACAAAAGATACCAATAGAAGATGCTATATTTCGTTTAGAACAAGAAAAAATAAGAATAGAAGACTTAATATACCCGCTAGAACAGCAAAAAGTAGCTTTAGATGAACTAATATATCCACTTACTCTGCAACAAGAAGCCATTGATTTAATAATACACCAATACGAGGATGAAAAGCGAGCAATAGAGGATTTAAAAAAGCCTATTGAAGACCAAATAGAATTAATAGGCGATAAAATAGAAGTACTTCAGGATGAATTAGATTTAATTAATGAAATTACAAAGGCTATGGGTGGTGGTCCCGGTGGCGGGGGTATGCTATCGGCTCTTGAACAATTAAGACTAAAAATGATAGAAAACGGGATAGTGGGAGCATTTAATGACGCAGCAATGCAGAGAATGCTTGATATTAATATTGCAAAATATGGGGATTTAACAAAAGCTATCAATGTAACAATAGAAGAAATGAAACGATTAATAACAGAAAGCAATAATGCAAGAGCAGCAGCAGAGGCGGCGTTTAATGCTGGACCTCTAAATCCCGGACCTAGCGGTTGGACACCTCCTATGGGTCCAGCAATAATAGTTCCTACTACTCCTCCCGTCACTCCTCCCGTCATCCCTCCTCCTCCTCGTCCTCCTCGTCATGAAGGTGGTTTTGCTTCTGAACATGGACCAGATGTATTTGAAGGAACTTTAAAAGACAGTGAAGTTTTTGCTAAACTATTAAAAGGGGAATATGTAGCTACAGAAGACCAAATGAAAACCTTCTTGAGAAAAACACTCCCTAATATAGCTACAGAAATCAATAATATGTTCTCAGAAAAAGAGAAATCTTTAAAACTTAGAGGGAAAAATCGATTAGATGTAGAGCCAATGGGTAAAAACGGTTCTCCTCAACCTCCCAGTTTTAATATAGAAGCAATTAAAATAATCTCTCCAACTCAACGTTCTTCGGGAGAATTGACAAGACCAATATCATCCAATCCTCGTGAAAATACTTATAGGGATATGAACTTTGAAATGAACATAAATGTAAACGGTTCTTTAGATAAAACAGTATTACCTAAACTTAAAAAAGATGTAATCAAAGAAATAAATAAAAGCCTCGAAAGAAGGGGTATAAGAAGGACAGCGGATTCGTTTGCTATATAAATTAAAAAGAATGGGATAGGATGACCTCATGAATCATCCGATAAACGAGACTCCCGTTTCCCATTCTTATTTTTTGGAGTACAGGAGAATAGAATGGAAACAGGAATCTATTGTATAGAAAATATGATAAACAATAAAAAATATATAGGAAAATCAGTAAATATTAATAAAAGATGGAATGCTCATAAAAGAGAATTAAATAATAATATTCATAAAAATGACCATCTTCGAAAAGCATGGTGTAAATATGGAAAAGAAAATTTTAAATTATGGATTATAGAAAACTGTGAAGAAAATATTTTGTTAGAAAAAGAAATATATTGGATAAAGGAATATAAAACCAATAATCCGGAATTTGGTTATAATATGACAAAAGGAGGGGATGGTTCTTCCGGACGTGTTACATCAGAAGAAACAAAAATAAAATTAAGAGAATCTCATAAAAAGTTAGGCAAAGGAAGGCATCTCTCGGAAGAAACAAAAAACAAATTAAGAGAAATTAACAAAGGGGAAAATAATCCTAATTTTGGAAAACATTGTTCAGAAGAAACAAAAACAAGAATATCAAATTCTAACAAAGGAAAAACTAGGCTAGAAGAAACAAAAAAGAAAATGTCTAAAAATCATTGGGATTCATCTGGAGAAAATAATCCTTTTTTCGGAAAACATCATTCTGAAGAGACAAAAAAGAATATGTCCGAAAATCATCCTAACCGAACAGGAGAAAACAACCCTAAAGCAATACTTAAGGAATCAGATGTTTTAGATATTCTAGATTCATTTTTTATTAAAAAATTTACAAAAAAAGAAATTTCAGATAAATATTCAAAAAAATGTTCTTCTAAAAATATTAATCATATTTTAAAAGGGGAGAGTTGGAAACATATATATAATATGTTTATGGAAAAAGGAGGTTAAAAATGAGTTCTTTCTATGCGTTCGACTTTTCTTATGATGGAATTCCATCTGCAACTTTCGACCTCAAGATTGTAACCTTTGAGAGCGCCGGGCTTTTCTCTGGTGTGGGGAGTGCGAATGTGAATATTTTGTCGCAAAGAGTTTTAAGGAAATCAAAAATTTATTTTTTGGGCAGAACACAGGAACCGGTTTTAGAGTTCCCCCTAACTTTTGCTACACAAAGACCTATCAGTGCAATGGACAGAGACCTTATTTCTGCGTGGTTGTTTGGTAGAGCGGAATATAAAAAACTGTATATTTTACAAGACGATTTAAACGGGGCTTATTTTAATTGTTTTATGACTAATCCAGAACCTCAATATATAGGAAACATGAACTATGCTTTCACATGTACAGTATCTTGTGATAGTCCTTGGGCTTATGGACCAGAAAAAACTATTTCAGGAAGTGCTTCTTCTACATCCACAGCAATGCTTGAAATTTATAACTCATCCAGCGAAGATGAATATCTATATCCAACAGTTCATTTTATAATGAGTGGGGCAACCCCCTCATCTTTTTACATGACTAATTATTCAGATAATGAGAGGATGTTTGGTTTTACAGATATGCCATCTGCTTCAATAGAAGCTACAATAAATAATGATATGCAAATGATAACATCAGATACAACTGGTTTATTAACTTATTTTAATAATTATTGGTTTAGGTTAATACCAAAAATTAATCTTGTAGCAGTTTCTTCTCCGCAAACAGTTGATTTATTTGAAATTAAATTTACAGAGAGGTTTAAAATAGGAGGCTAAAATGACAGGAATTCCAAGTATAAACTTCGATTTTTTTAATCTAGCGGAGATTCCAACCTTCACATTATGTAACCCGAACAAAGAAAAATTATATGCACTAGGGGGAATATCAGAAAGAAAATATACTCCAAGATACAATGCTATTTCCGAATTAAATTTTCGAGCAGATGAATATATTGATGGAATTTTAATGCCATATTATGCATATATTGTCAATAGAAGATTAGTATATGTTGATAGTATAGGATATTTCATGATAACTGGTATTAATGAAAATAATGACGGTATTATTAAATATAAAGAAGTTGATTGCCAATCTTTAGAAGTAGAATTGTCATCTAGAAAATTAACATCGTTTGTATCTGGAAATGGTTTATATGATTCAAGCGGGAGTCTAATATCGCTTGGTCCAATTCCTGTTACTCTAACACAATTATATATTGAATTACAGCAATATCTTGCTGGTTGGACGTTTGATATTATTCCTGATATAATTGATACTAAATACAGAAGTTTTGATGTAGCAGATACGAGTATTTATAATCTTTTAATGACTGATATCGAAGAAGCCTATGAATGCATCTTTGATTTCGATACGATTAATGATGTGATATTTGTTTATGATGCCAATGAAGATATAGAATTAACAGATATATTTATCTCACATGATAATGTAATTACGTCAATGACAGTTGATGAAGTAACAGATGAATTAGCTACTTGCCTTTTTGTTGTTGGTGGTGGTGATTTAGGTATCACTTATGTTAATCCATTAGGAAATAATTATATATATAATTTTCAATATTTTAAAAATACAGAATGGATGGATTCATCTTTAATAGACGCTATAGGGGAATGGGAAAATAAATATTCAGATTTTATGCCATCATATAGTTTTCAAATATTAAGTTTATTTGAAGATAGTGAAGATAAAATGGACCACGATATTCAATTAGCAACCATTTCTGGTTCTGCTCTCACATGGCAAACACAATATAATTTTTATTTGCAAAGCGGAAGCAGTATAGATGACCAAACAATGGTAGAAATTCATGAATATTTGATGGTACTATATACAGCGGCAAGTGCTGTACAAGCAGAAATAGCAATATTAGAGAGCAATATGGATGGACATTTTACAATTCTTGCTGGAATAGCAGATAGTTTAAGTTTTAATAATCCTGCTAACTTCAGTATGAACCAATTAAATCAACTACAACCTTTTATAATACAATCATCATATGTTAATGATAATATTATATTAACAGATATTATGACTTCTGCATCGAAATTATTACAACAAGCATCGTTATATAATCAAGCCGTAGGTATTTTAGAAAAAATATCAATGCCGAGATATAGTTTTGAAATCGATAGTGTTAATTTCTTGCAAATTAAAGATTTACAAACCTTCGGAGCGCAATTAGACTTAGGAAAAAAAATTACATTAGAAATAGAACCAGGAAGATATTTGTTACCCATACTATTAGGGGCAGATATAGATTTTGATAATCCCACAAATTTTAAATTAATATTTGGAAATCGTTTACGTCTAAATGATGAGACATATCGCTTTAATGATTTAATGACTAAGGCGTTGAATGCGGGAACAGCTATAAATCTAAATTCCCAAGCATTTAACAATTGGACAAGGGATTATAAAGCCGGATATTTAAATCTAACCACCGGAATAACAGTAGGAGGCATACAGCCAGCAGAAAAAATTGATATTAATCCCGGTAGTATAAATCTTATATCAAATGCTTTGCTATGGAATGGCATACCCCTTAATCTATGGGGCTTAGTAGGAGGTGGGGGAAGTGGAAGCGGTCTTACCGAAATTAAAATAACTTTATTTTCAGGTGGGGTTAGTGTGGCAATGTATGACCCAACTCCTGTTGGTCTTAATGCGGCAATTACTGCGGCAAGAGTGGGGGATGTAATATTTCTTCCCGATGTAGATATAACTGGAAATTTCTCTATCCCCACTGGGATTAATTTAGTTGGAGTTAGCAGCCGTGAAAGTATCATTGAAGGACAAGTCACAATAGAACCCGGTTGTCTTTTAGAAAATTTAAAGATTATAAATCAAGCAAATAGTGCTGATGGAATTTATACAGTGATTGCCACAGAAACTACTAGCGGAAGTGAAATTTCTAGGATAAAGGGTTGTGAAATATATGCTTATCAATGTGGTTCTGGCTCTACGGTTTCTGTATATATAAGTGGTTTAGGGGTAGACCTGCTTGTGGAAAATTCTACTATTGTTGCAGATAGCAATGGTGGAGTGGGTTATGCTTTTTCAAGTAACGGTGGAAATTGTAACGTATATCACAGTCAATATTATGCTAAAACAGAAGTTTTTCACGATATTTAAGAAGATGATTAAAAGAGGTATTTTATGACATATAAAGAAAATAGTAATGTGTATTTAAATAGTAGTGAAACGCCTTGTAGAACGGGATTCTTACGTAATTCAGGACATAATCGTATTAACACTATGGGAATGGGAATAGAAACAAGGGATACCAGAAATACAATAAATCTTAGCGAAAATGTTGACCTCATGTGGGAAAATAGAAGTGTGTTATTAGGAATAGGACAAGATTGGGTTTGTTGGACAGACCCTCATATTGTGAATGAAAACTATATATATTTTCTAGATGTTACTGGTCATGGGATTGGTCAAGATACATTAGTGATAACTGAATATAATATTATTACGAAAGGAAATACTCAAATAACGGTAAACACATTTGATGATTTTTCTTTATCTTCAGGTGTATTAATGTCATTTTTGGAAGACCGAAAAATATTAGTTGTTCCAAGGTCTTACTCGATTGAGCCATACTGGGAATGTCCTATCTATCTTTTAAATTTTGAAACAGGTTCATCTGTGGACTACGGTATTGTTACTGACCCAAGAAGTTTGGCAATATTAATGAAATCCAACGGGGATTTATGGATATATCTATGGAGTTATACATATGACTCGGAAATTGAAGAATATACAGGATATCATTTTATGTATAGAAACTATACACAAAATACAGCGTGGGAAATACTTGGTTATAATTCAGAAATTATTGGTTATGATGATGTACCAAATTTTGATTTTGTATTTTTAGGAGAAGACTATTTGGTTGTTTGTAATTCTTATTATGTTGGTGGAGGACCTCCTCTTATTGTGGCACACTCCCTAAAATTAAGCGATAATTCATTAATAACTAGTTCTCCTGTATACGGAGAAATTGGAGGAAACAGTATGAAGCTGTATGGTTCTGCTCCTGATAACCAAAATAAGTTTGCAATATTTACATCTACAGACCAAGGATTTATAATATATTATCCCGAAACCAACAATATATCAAGAATAACAGACATTCTTGACCCTGTACCTTTTTCAACAAAAGATAATGCATATATTATATCTAGTTCTACCGGAAGCCTTTACAAAGTAGATGGAATGATATCTCAGGGAACATTACCGCTTGATTCTTCCGGCGTTTGGTCTAGTACAGCTAATTTAATAGACGAGTATGGTCCTTCTTTATGGTGGTTCGATTGGGAAAATCTATCATTAAAACAATTAGCGTTTGATGGAACAATCATGCGTAATATTTCTATACCCGCTGCCGAATGGGTTGCAGGATATAATAGTAGTTGTATGCAAGCGGGAGATAGAATTATAGTAAATATGAAAATTCAACAACCATCAAGTTATAATTATGGTTGGAATCATTATATAATAACATAAGGTGAAATTATGACATACAACGAATATGCAAATTTATTTCTTGAGGGAAGCCAGATACCTTGTTTAATACATCACATGTCAGGAGGTGCAGACTATAGATTCAAGGTCTATTACCCCTGGGAACTAGGACAAACAATACCGAATAATGTTACCACACTGACACCAAGGGAGATATTAACACCATTATATGGCTTCGATGGTTTTCTTTGTGAAATGTCTGCAAATCATGCTTTTATAATGATACCTCGTTGGGAAGACCCAACTTTTGATACTCATTTATGCTGGATACCAACAAATGAAGTCGGTGATGCTGTGCATTATATACCTCCCGAGGGTTGGATTTATGATATGGCTACAGTTAGCGATAATGAAGTATATATAATCGTAGAAGATTATATTGAAAATGTACAAGATATTATGCGTCTTCAAAAGATTACTTTCACTGATAATGACGTAACAACAGAAAACATATATTCATGGGAATATTACGATATATGGGAAGGTTCGATATATGGAATATGGGATAATATTCATACACTTCATGTAAAATATGGAGCTTATGATTGTATATATTTGTTCTGGTTATATATGTTAGATGAGGGAGACGGATTCGATTATGTTTGCAGAAGTATTGTATATAACATTGCAACTGGTCAAGTGTTCGATAATTGGGTAAAACTTTTTGATTATAATGCTGACCTATATTCACTATATTATCAACATACTACCGCTACTATACACAATAATCTAATTGTTTTTGGGGTTTGTTGTGAAAATGGTTTATGGGACAACTACAACCCACCATATTATCCAGCACCTCAAATTGAAATTGTTATGGTGGATATAATAAACGGAAATATAACCATTTTAAATAATATATTGAAAGACCCCGAATATTGGTATATAGATGGTGGAGCATTAGATTATACGAATAACAAGTATTATTTTTCGGCATGGTATGAAGCTAATGGTTGTTCTAGTGTATATAGTGTAAACCTTAATAATCCTATAGCTATTCTAGATGAAGAGATTTCTTTACCTTTATCATTAGCGTTTGGAACCTATGACCAAGGGCATAATCGTGGATATCTATTTGATGAACCGAGTAGTAGTTCAATGCCAGGAATGGCTCCATTCTATGATTTTCCTAACTTAAATTATATAGATGAAATTTATTTATCTCTAGTTAAAGGTTGGGGGGATGGTGGTGCTCTATATAGAGAAATGGATATGGATAATAATATAGTATGGAACCTTCAACTAGATAAACTCGAAGGAAAATCTCTCAATGGTGGAATAAGCAGAGACATCCCAATTGAGCCACCTTTGAGTTTTTTTTATCCTATTGGTGGTCCTCCTTTTAATAATTGGAATCGTATGGCATATCTCAGAATATTAGATGGAAAATGTATTGTTTTGATATACTCTCGAACTGATATTATACCATATGAATATAGTCAAAGATGGTATTTATTAGAATAAAATGAGGTGAAACTATGACATACAAAGAATATGATAACATAGAACTCGAAGGTAGCGGTACAATTTGTCCAACCCTGAGGTTTGTAGGTGTTCGTAATGGACCACCTGTGGAAATGGGTACAAGTCGCACTTATGAGAATTTCAATGGAGATTGGGATAGGGTAGGATATAGTGTAAATGGTACTTTCCTTGATGAAGTTTCTTGTTGTTCTGAACAATATATCTATTACATAATATTACCTGATGATTTGTATTACGGAGATATTGTTGCACATGAATACGAAATAGCTACAGGTACAATCAAATCAGTAACACTTTATTCCAACCCCGATTCTAGCAGTTGGAGAGGATTTATAGCTTATCTCGAAGGTAGAAAAGTTATTTGTTATCCTGGTAATGACGCAGAAGAGCTTTTGTATATTGTAGACTTTGAAGACCTCTCGAAAACTGATATAAACGAAGAATTTGTAATATGGGCTGTTAGTACTGCGCAGCGAGAAAATAGGGATATATATATTATCATCAATAGTCTAAATGTTCTTTATATAAAGAACTATACTCAAAATGGAGTTTGGAATAGTGTTAGTATCAATCCGAATTGGGTGGATTATTCTTTTGTTCAAGATAGATATTGGGTATCACCATATACAAATGGATATAATTTATATGCAGATATTGTTGATATAGTAAACGGTACTGTACAAACAACCAACGGTTTAGTGATGGCTACTGGTGAACATAACACTCGTGCTTTTCTTCGTGGCTTAGGAGGGGATTATGAAACTGGTTGCGTTTATTGTATTGGTACGGAAGCGAGACCAGATAATATCTATTTCCCTGACCATTATGCATCCGTTATGGAAATATCAAAAATAGACCCTGTAGCAGCAACAATAACCTCGGTATATACTGATTCATCTCATCCTAATCTCGTAGGTTCTGGTGTTGGTGGGTATATTAAGACAAGCAAAAATTATGCTTATTGCTTCAAAACAACACCTAGTGGTACAGGAAATATCATAAGATGCCATAACCTTAGTAACGTAGGAACCTTTCCACAATATTACATGACATTCTATGGAGCACAGCTTATGAACGACGATGAAAGCTATTGGTTTGTTGATGAAACTGACGATACAATAAAACATAGAAGTCTTTCTGGTGATACAATAGGCTCTTACAGTATTCCAAATCGTGCACATCCGTATACGGGGTGGTTGGATAATCTTAATAACAGTCTTGTCTATTGTGAAAATATGCAACAGTCTTCATCCTTTAATCATTGGTATAGTATATATGTATTAGTATAAAGGATGATATATTTAAGTAGAGATAATGTATATATTTTAAATTGTTATTTTTTGGAAAATAGTATTCTTTATGAAATAAAGTGAGGTGAATTATGCCAGCTATACCACTTAGAGGAGACCGTTCAGCTTGGAATTCAGCATCTTACCAATCTTTACATGCAAATGATATTGACACAAGCGCAAGTGCTATACATCACAGTTTAGGTATTGGGGCTTTTCAAGCGGCATCTGGAAGCCATGTTCACGATTCAGAAGGAGGTTCTGGTTCTTCAGTAATCAATCATTCTCATTCCGGAAGTCAAGTTGGCGATGGTGGAAAATTAGGTTGGGATAATGTATGGTCAGACGCTGTACATGACCATAGTGGAAGTGCAGAAGGCGGTAAAATTACTGCATCTAATTTAAGTAGTGGGGCGGCTGTATATGGTTCTGTATTAACAGCAGATGGTTCTGGAAGTTCTATTTGGAGTCCTACTTCCGGTACTATAACAACATTAGACAATATTGAAAATGTATATGTTCCTGCCCCCAATGATGGGGATGTACTTTCTTGGAATGCTTCTACAGGCTCGTGGGTGGCTTATCGCCCTGTTGATTGGAGAGTTACTTTAACTCAAGATACAAACACAGATGATAGTGATAAAATATTTACAGTTCCAGAAAGTTATGAATGGCAAATATTATGGGTTTGGGTGGAATATACATCAACAGCCACAGGGGGTACTAGGCAACTCGAAATTCAAATTCAAGATGCTAGCAGTAATGTAATTGGTCAATTTCAAACAGGGGTTACGCAATCTGGAGGACTTACTTATAAATATTTATTTGGAATTGGTGTCCCGGATTTAACCACTGTTCGTGATGATAATAATGTAACAACCCCACTAGGGGCAGCCACATTCTTATCAGCGGGACAAAAAATAAGAATATGGGACAATAATACAGTAGATGCTTCTGCTGATGATATGGTAGTTAGAATACAATATGCGTCTCGCAATTTGAGCATAGAAGATTTCAATCCTCCTACGGGAGCTAATAATAATACTCAGTTACAAACATCTGATAAGATACAATTAATTCAATATCGTATTTTAGCAATTAATAATTCTACTCAGTTACAAACTTCTAGTAAGCCTATACTATCATGGCGCTTCATGGTATTAACAACTGATAATGCAGTACAAATACAAACTTCTGGTGTAATAACATTACCAGCACAAACTCACGGATTAATAGTTAATAACTCAACTCAATTACAAACTTTTGAAAATGTAACGCTTACCCAATATCAAATATTGATAATACACAATATAAGTCAAAAACTAATTAGTGACAAAACAACATTATCAATAATAGAACATTCTTATGTATTACTTCAAAATATAGAAATGACTCAAACCGTTGATAATATAGAAATAACCTTATATTCAGGAGTAGATACTCAATATTCTTCTCAAACACAAACGTCTGAGAATATAATATTATTTAGCAGTTCAAAATATTTAGTAATGAATGATTCTGCTCAATTGCAAGCAATTAGCGATATCGGAATGATGGTTACTAACAAACCAACTTTATCAATGAAAAATGCAATTCAATTGATAACATCTAATAAGGTTACATTTAGCAATATGACCACTTTGGCAATAAATAGTTCTATTCAATCACAAAACTCCGATAAAATAATGTTAACACAAAATCAAAAACCTCTATCCCTTAAAGATACAGATGCTAAATTAATTTCTGACAAAATAACACTACAAAATATATTATACAATGGACAATTGGGAATTAGTAATTCAAACCAAATATCTATTTCTGATAAAATAACATTGGTATAAACAAAGGAGAAGATATTATGACTACAGCATGGAGAATTGCTCTTACTCAGGATATAACTGAAAATGATAGTGACAAAACATTTACTGTACCAATAGGTGTAGAATGGGAAATATTATGGATTTGGGTAGAATATACGTCAACAGCAACGGCTGGAATAAGGCAACTAGAAATCCAAATTATAGATACTGGAAATATAATTGCTCAATGGCAAACAGGAGTAACACAGCCCGAAGGACTTACTTATAACTATTTATTTGGTGGAGGAATTCCAGATTCTACAATAACCCGAGATATTAGTTACATAACAACCCCTTTAATGGGTGCACAGTTTTTAGGAGCAGGACAAACCATAAGAATATGGGACAATAATGCAATTGATGCTTCTGCTGATGATATGATTGTTCGTATGGAATACGGATATCACCAAATATAAAAGGAGGAGTTTATTATGACTAGAATATTCACAGAAGGCGCAGAAATGCAGGATACTGTATTTTGGAGCGGATTATACCAGGTTGTGACAATTGGTAATACCACACCGTTTGCAAGTTCTTATTATTATCATTATGGATATGACGTGGGCTCATGGAAAAACTTTACTGCCATCTCAGAATGTTACGCAAGAGTAAGATTGAGAGTAAAGTCCCATTCACAAGGTCATACATTTATATCTTTCAGACTAAGCAGCACCACAGTCGCTTATATAGCGGAAGATGCACTAAACCGCTGGATAGCAAATGTAACAACGGTGGGTGTAGTTGGCACATCCGTAGGAGTAATCATACTCAACAGTTGGTATCTTCTTGAAGTATATTTCAAAGAAGCCAATGCTCCCAATGGTCGGTTCGTGCTCAGTGTAGATGGAAATATAGTCATTGACTATACAGGTGATACTCAGCCAGCAGCCGACACTACATTTGATAATGTCTACTTTCGGTCAGCCAGTACTAATGACAGCTTTGATATAGACGACCTCGCTCTCAACAATACCAGCGGACTCATGGATAATAGTTGGTGCGGGGATGGGATTGTTGTAAAAATTACTCCTAGTGGTTCAGGTACTGTAAATAACTGGTCAAATAGCGGTAGTGTTTCCGGAAGTGCTAATTATCTTTATGTAGATGAATATCCTTCTGATACTACTACATATACTTATTGTTCCGCAAGTTCTACTGGTGTTAAAGATAAATATGCCATGAGCAATCTTGGTGGAGGAATAGGAAGTATTACCCGTATATTTTCAGAAGCAAGGATTAAAAAAGAAGTAGCCGATTCAACTACAATTAAGTTAGGATATCTTCCGAATGGAGGAACAGATACAATGAGTGGTTCGGTTGCTCTTTATACAACATATGCACAAGCAATAGGAACTAGTGCCAGTGCTAATCCGGTCACAGGACTTGCATGGACTGTAGCTGATGTTAATGCCCTAGAATATGTTATAGAGATGAGTTAAAGAGGAGGGATAATATGACTAGAATATTTACTGATGGCGCAGAGATGCAGGATATAAGTTTTTGGGATATAACGCTTGGTGTTTCTGTAGCATCAGCTACTCCAGCTATAAGTCCTTATTACTATATTAACAATGCTCAACAAGCCTATAAAAACTTCGCTGCATTATCCGAATGCTATCTTAGAGTAAGATACCGAAGCAATAATGTTAATAATACAAGCCCTGCATTTCCTAGTTTCAGGCTTGACGCAACTGTCGTCGCTGCATTAAAGTTCAATGCAACTGGTCATTTTCAAGCTTCCGTTACTACTGTAGGAGTAGTAGGAACTTCCCTTATGGTAGCCGATAATAACACATGGTATCTAATTGAAGTATGGTTCAAAGAAGATAATGCTCCTAATGGAAAGTTCGTAGTTTATGTGGATGGAAATCTGGTAATTGACTATACAGGTGATACTCAACCCGCCACAGCAACTACATTTAATAATTTTTATTTTGACCAAAACGGGGGAGTTCAAGGAATGTATGACGACCTCGCTTTGAATGATACTGCCGGGGTTGTGGATAATAGTTGGTGTGGGGATGGAATTGTAGTAAAAATCACTCCTAGTGGTTCGGGTACTGTCAATAATTTTCTTAACAGCGGTAGTACTTCTGGAAGTAGTAATTATACTTATGTAGATGAATTTCCAAGTGATGGAGATACAAGCAATGTTTACGTCTCTGCAAGTTCTACTGGTGATAAAGACCAATATAGGATGAGCACTTTTGATGGTGCAGGGAAAAATATACTTCGAATTTATCCAGAAACTAGAATTAGAAAAACAAGAGGAGATAGTTCGACTATAGAAGTAGGTTATCTTCCTAGCGGGGGTACAGACCAATTATCAGGTTCACAAACTGTTGGTATAGCCTATAGTGCAGTAGTAGGGACTAGCGCTAGTGCCAACCCGGTTACAGGTCTTGCGTGGACAGCTTCTGACCTAAATTTGTTAGAATATATTATTAAAAAATAATTAATTTGAAGGAGATACTATGGCAGCCAATGCGGAAAAAACTGTTGAATATGCTTTTGCTACTAGCGGAAGCAACATAGGAACGGGTACATCACTGGGGGCATCAACACGCTATGATTTTACTTTAATTGGTATAACTATACCTGAAATAGCATCAAGAAATTTTAAATCAGTAATATTAGAATGTTATTATAGGGATGCTTTTACTACTGTTTACAATACTTCTGGTTGGCGTTTAGGCATTACCTGTGGAAGTAATGCTGCCAGCGATGTAGATTATACCCCGACTGCTATAGCTAATACAGGAGACCATGAAACCAGTTGCGTTATACGTGATGTTACCGATTATTTCAACAGTAATTTTGGGACAAGTGCGAGTAATAGTTGTCAAGCCAGTTTTGCAATGTCAACCGCTACATCTGCTTGTGTAGCAAATATATCAGCAAAACTGTATATAACTTATGAATATGAAGCATCAGCATCAAGAACTATAAAAACTGTACGGATTCCGATTCAGAGCGGAAGCTCTCTCCTAACGGCTGCTGCAATTGAAATTGGTACAGGTGGTACAACTCCTGCACCCGCTAATCAAATTCCGGCATTAGATACATTTCTCCCCGAAACAAATAAAACTTATCAATCAACATGGTTTGAAATGTTTGGAAATGATGGAGGCGCAGCAACTACAGATTTTAAAGCCAATTATCAAATAAATACTGGTGCAATTGCTCCTAGGTGTCATTTAGAAGAAGCCTTAAGTACAGGAACATTTTTCCACGATATTTGGCTAACAAAATATAATAATGGTTCTGGTGTAATAACAGACGCTTATACAATCAGCGCAAGCGCTGCTAGTGCTTTTAAAGCTTACTCAGATTTAACAAATAGATTTGATGCATTCGGGGGTTTGCTCTATGTCACATATGAATATGATTCTACATCTGCAAGTGTAATGAATTCAGTAATTCTACCATTTGATACTGATTCAGCAAACGTTATGGGTACATCGGCTTCTAATGCTAATGTAAACGGAAAGGAATTTTGGATAACGGAATCTAATATAATATTAGCACAATCGGGGGTATTATTATATGTACAATCTGCGGGTGGCGCTACTTTAAATATTGGTGCAGGTTCTCAAACAGTACGTCCCTATACTTTAACCGCTTTAGTTAACTCTGGAGGACATTCTTTAGTACACAGAATTGACCATAATTCCGGCGCAACCCTAGTTAGAGGAAAAAATACTATTAATATAAAAGCATATACAACTGCTGCTACTGGTGCGGCAAATACACTAACAGGTTTTTTATATTTAAATTATACTTCAAATTCTGCGATTGGTGGTGAAAAATGTCACAGCCATACAACTATATGGTATAATACATCTCAGCTTTCGACAGGTACAGTAGCCACCGAAAATGATGTTTTAACTACTGGTCAACGTACACCAACCATAATTTCCACCGATTATTATTTAAACGGAGTAGGTTATGAAATAAATTCAAGATTTGGAGTAGCGAGCAATTTAATTTATTTATATGGGGACAAATTAACCGGAGAATACAATGAAGACGGGTGGCAAACCCTTTGCTCATGGTATTCCACAAACGACGGTGAATTATCTAGTTATCGACAGATTGAGGATGCTTTAGACTATTTTAATATTGATGGAAAACGAAGTAGAGGTAAAATGGATATAGAAATTGCGCGTACATATCGTTTGACTTATTCTACGGCAGCGCTTTTTTGGTTAAAAACCTATCTTACTTATCATACCAATACCTTTACTGTCAGTGGTTCATTTACTGGTCCAGCAGGACTAGGAGAAAATGTTCAAGTAAATATTTATAGAGTTGATGACAATTTTTGGAGTGGTTCAGTCTTAAGTACGGCGAGCGGTTCGTTCTCCGCTCTTGTAATGGATAATGTTTACCCTTATTTTGCATCCGCAAGTCAAGATGCAACCCACATAGGAAGGTCTGCTAGCGCTTTAGCAGTTTAAAGGGAGGTGCAAAAATGGCATACTCTCATGATATATTTTTATGGGATTCAGGAAATACCTTTGGTATCAAACTTAGTGAACAAGGTCTCAGTCTTGTTGTCAACAGCACTAATCAAGCACAATATTCCCAACCAGTAGGGATTGCATTAAGAGTTAACGATACAACTCAAGCAATAACATCTGAAAACCCAATAATAAATAGTCATAATCCCGGCAACACTGTTTTAAGTAAAGTCGGTTCTTTTAATGCGGATACCGTCAAAAACATAGGAGAAACACAGGCAATCAGTGGAATTGGTTTCCAACCTAAAGTTGTTTTGTTTTGGTGGACAGGTTCACATAGTACAATAGATGCTGTTGTCAAAAACAATTCCAATAATGGATTTGGTGTGGGAACCAGTGCTTCTAGTATATTTTATGTAGATATATCTCTGCAAGACGCTACAACAACATCACTTACCAGTTCAGCAATGTCAGGAACTAATGTAATAGGTATATATAGTGATTATGATAGTCTCGGTGGAGAATTCAATTTACAATCAATGGATTTAGATGGATTTACTCTCATTGTTAATACTAAATTTGTTAATGATTATCGTATCTCTTATCTCGCTCTCGGGGGTGATGAATTAAAAGAAATATATGTTGGTAGTTTAAATACCCCTACAAGTTTAGGAAATTATACTACAAGTGTAGGCTTTAAGCCTGATGCAATTATATTTGCAAATACTGATAGTACATCTGATATATATCGAACAGATGCAAAATTTCAAATTGGATGGGCTGCTTCAAATGGCGGACAGGGAACTATCGCAGGAGAAAGTAACTATTTAGGTGGAACCAGTAATACAATGGCTTATGGATATGGGGGAGAAGTTATTACGTCTACAACAGTAGCTGGCACTCCGGGAACTATCGGATTAAGAGAATCTTTTGTTGATTTTACCAATAATGGGTTTATATTAAACCATCTTGAAGGTGCAGCAAGCAGACTTATACATTATATCGCTTTTAAAGGTGGAATTTATCAAGTAAATCAATTAAACACAAGAACAGACACAAATCTAGAATTTAATACCTTGGGTTTTAAACCATCTGCTGTATTGTTTGCATCTATAGGACAACCCCAATGTACTCAGGATATACCTATAGTCGATAACAGAATATCTATAGGCGCAATGGCAAATAATATAGATACTTCTATTACCCAGGCTGTTACCGCAATGGTTGATGTAGACAACTTAGGTACTATGTATGTTTATAACGCAAATTATGATACTGCTGTTTATGCAAATATACATCAATATGAAAGTTCGGCAGTATATTTAATGGATGTTCCCTATGTAGCAACAAATGGTTTTTACACAAAAACGAGTATTGTAGATAATGCCCGAAACTGGGTTACATATCTTGCTATTGGTGGAAATCCGAGAATAGGGGAACATATACTACTAGTTAACAATGCTGTCCAAATACAAACCAGTGAAAATACAATTTTAGTTCCTCTTATCAATTTTTATCAAAGTAATGCTGCTATAATGGTTGAGTATGAAGTAGATTCTTATATGCTAGTAAGTAATGCAGCAATAATGGTTGAATATAATTTACATGTAGATTTGTTGGTCAATGATGTAACTCAATTACAGACATCTGATAATGTAATAATAACCTATATTCCAGAGCCTCTGACTTTAACAATACAAGATACAACCCAATTACAGACATCCGATGATGTAATAATAACCTATAATCTGGAAATTCCAGATTTAATAATACAAGATATAATACAATTACAAACTTCTGAAAATATAATATTAACCAGTCATTATAATATAGCTTATCAAACTAATTCCGCTATAATTATTGAATATACAAATTTACCTAGTGCAACTTTAACTAGTGCAGCTATAATAGTTGAATATACAAATTTACCTAGCGCAACTTTAACTAGTGCTGCAATAATGGTTGAATATAACCTTCGTTTTAGCTTAATAGTTCAAGACATTACTCAATTACAAACAAGCGATAATATAACTTTTATTATGGCTATTGTATTTACTATTCAAGATTCGGCACAATTACAAAGTTCCGATAATGTAAATCTAATTCAACATTATCTTTTAACAATTAACAATATTACTCAATTGCAAAATAGCGATAATATAAACTTAATTCAACATTATCTTTTAACAATTAACAATATTACTCAATTACAAAATAGCGATAATATAAGTTTAACTCAACATTATGTATTAACAATTAATAATTCTACACATTTACAAGCTAGTGATAATATAAGTTTAACTCAACATTATTTACTAGCGATTAATAATTCTACACATTTACAAACCAGTGATAATATAGATTTAACTCAACATTATCTTTTAATAATTAATAATACTTCTCAAATTTTAATTTCTGATAATATAGATTTAATTCAACATAGTGTATTAGCAATTAATAATTCTACACATTTTCAAGCCAGCGATAATATAAGTTTAACTCAGAACAATATATTAATAACTAATAATGTTACTCAAATACAAGTTGTTGATAATATAATATTAAATTATCATGCAGAAGAAGCATTTGTCCTAGAAATACAAAACGGAACACAGTTGCAAATATCGAGTAATATTATTTTAACCCAATATTATATATTATCAATAAATAATTCTATTCAATTGCAAGCATGTGATAATATAATATTAACTCAACATCACACACTTTCAATAAATAGCACTATTCAACTGCAAATTTCCAATAATATAAATCTTGTCCAAAATTATATATTGTTAATTAATAATACAACACAATTACAAAATTCAGACAATGTAATATTAATTCAACATCAAATTCTAATTAGCAATAATGCCATACAATTACAAATATCAGGCAATATATTATTAATTCAAAATCAAGTTTTAGTTATTAATAATGTTATACATTTACAAATTTCTGGCAATATACTATTAACACAACATTATAATCTAACAATCAGCTATTCAACTCAATTACAAGCATCTGACAATGTAGTATTAACACAGCATAATATCTTATCTATCTTAAATGCTACTCATTTGCAATTTTCGGATAATGTACAAATACTTACAGTTGGAATTTTAGGAGTTCATGATTCTACTCAACTACAGTTATGTAATAATGTAATAATAACAGGACACGGAGAATCTTTTAGTTTAATAATCAACAATACAGCACAAATACAAACATCAAATAATATCTCTTTAACTTTCTATACTGCTCCCGAAAGTGGTCCATATTTTTCTAAGGTTGGTAGTTTTAATATTGATACAAGTAAAACAGTAGGGCAAACTCAATCTATTAGAGAATTAGGATTTCAACCAAAAGTTATTTTATTCTGGTGGCATGGGAGCACATCAATAATCAATGAAGTTTCGGGAAGTACAATCAGTTTTGGTATTAGTTCAGCTACAAGTGGTACTAATAGAGGCATGCATATTTCTATATCAGAAGACAACCAAGCTTCAACAGATGCATATAGTTATTCGTCTGCTGTAGAAATTGTTCGTATATATACAGACACCGATACCATAGATGGAATTCTTGATTTTTATTCGATAGATTCAAATGGTTTTACAGTTATTGTAAATGACCAGTTTACGAAAACATATCGCATAAATTACTTAGCACTCGGAGGTTCTGATGTAACAAATGCCCGTGTAGGTTATGATACGTTCCCCGTTCCTACTGGAAATAAGAGCTACACAGGTGTTGGATTTAAACCGGATGCGGCATTATTCTTTACAGGATTTACAGCTTCTCTACCTCTCGGGAGCCTTCAGGTTTATCATAGTATTGGTATGGCAACAAGTAGTTCTAATCAAGGTGTAATCTCAACAACCACAGCAGACAATCAAACCACATCTAACGCAAGGGGTTATGGAAATAATCAAGATGTTACTGCTAATTTAACATTTAGTTCTACCACATGCTCTAGACGTAATTCGTTTGTATCATTTGATAACGATGGTTTTACTTTAAATAATATGGATGGTGCAGCAGCGCTTTATTTCTTTTATGTGTGTATTAAAGGTGGTAGGTATAGTGTTGGAGATTTAACAACTGTTACAGATGGAAGTGATATTGTTGAAACTGTTGGTTTTAAACCTAAAACATTATTATTTATGAGTGCTAATCGTGCCCATAATACTAGAGATGTAAACTCAGTACAAGGTTCTATGAGCATAGGGGCTGCAACTTCTACTAGTAATCGTATAGCATCTTCTTTTTGGAGTGAGAATGGTCTTCCAGATACAGAAACAGCTTTTTCTGTTTATGATGATGCTGTTTATGTTAACATAAAAGACGATGGTGTTATAGGAAAGATGGATTTAAAATCTCTTGATTCTACTGGTTTCACAACAGTTATGGATACCCCTGACCCGTCCGGTTGTTGGGTTATGTATTTAGCAATAGGGGAATCAGTTATTAAAAATGCAATACAAATCCAAACTGCTACTAATATTACAATAGTATATAACCCTCTGACCCTAGTGATGAATAATTGTTCGCAAGTTCAAACAGGGGATAATCTTAGAATAGAAACAAATATACATATAATAATAGCCCAAGCTTCTGTTCAAATACAATTTTCTGATAATATCAGAATAGAAACAAGTATATATATGTTAGGAATGATTATCGATTCTACTCAAATTATAACATCAGAAAATATACTTCTTGGAAGTGGTACTAAAAAATATATATATGCCCATAGAAAGATATCATTTGGAATTGGTAAAAAAGGCGTTGGAATATAAAAGGCACATTTTATGTTGCATACTCAGAGGAAACGTTCTTCATTATAATAAGTAACTCACACAAATTTAAAGGAGGTTTGATATGGTTGATATAGTAATAAGCCCGATACATACACTAATATGGGCAGTATCTTTTTTGGGAATACTTATTTCTTTATTTTTTATATGGAAATATAATGATAAGAGGGGATATATTATTGGTCCCCTTACTTATTTTTTAAATGTATTCTTTTATAATTTAGTTTTACATGCAACTTATATATGGGGAATGAATATTTTAACTTTTAATCAGTTAGAAATATGGTCAGGAGTAGTACGCTTACACTCTTTACTTTTACTTATAGGTTTCATTGTTTTTACACCAGTAAGATATAACAAGAAACAGGAGGCGAAAGAATAAATTATGACAACAATACAGGAATTTAGTTCGGTATATGGGGTAATGCTTGGAATATCTGTTTTTGGAATAATTATGTCTTTTATATGGATGTCTCGTAATAAGAAAGGTTGGCAATATATACTTACCCCGCTTTTCTTTTTTTTAAATACATTCTTATATACCACTGCATTACGATTGAATATGCTTACTCATGAAGGAAACGAATTGTGGGAAGGTATAATTATTTTACATGCATTATTCTTATTTGTATTGATGCTCTTTACGATGCCATTAAGACTTCCAATTGGAAGAGGGGGTAAATAATGGATTATATAATTCTAGACTCATTTCTACATTATTTTATGATTCTTGGACTTTTTATTAGCTTAGGGGTATGGTCTTACTGGAGTTTTAAAAATAAATGTCAAAGAAATTATGCTATAGCACCTATATTATTTTCAATTAATGCCTTGTTATTTGGTATTTCAGCAGAGTTTAACTTGCTTTCAAAAAGTATTTTCGTAATTTGGGGAGATATAGTATCCATACATGGGACAACTATTTTGATTATTATTGGTGTAATATTTATACAATATTTAGGAGGTAAAAAATAATGGATTCTACTCTTATCGCATCAATCGTTATTGCTGTAGTTGCAATAATTCCGGGCGCATGGGCGCTCATTAATCAAGGAAAAAAGGATAGTATACAATCAAAAATAGATTTAGGAAAAGCTACTCAAGATGCAGCGGTAACTATCATTGCTCCATTACAAAGCGAAGTAACGAGATTACAAACTAGAGTCCTAGACCTTGAAAAAATACTGATAGAAAAAACTACTGAAATAGGCAGGTTAATGGAAACAAGTGTCGATAAAGATTCTGAAATTCGTAAATTAGAATATAATTTAGAGGGTTTGCAGTTACGTTTAGACGCTTTTGAAATTAAAAGAAAAAGCAAATCAAGTGGAAGCAGTACAGAAATAGACAAAAAGATAGAAGATGTTTTAAAAACAGCGGAAGAAAAGAAAGAAAAAATCAAGCTTTATACTAATCAAACCATTGAGAAAATAGCGAATGGTCACACTGATGATAAAGAGCGAATCAAGTTTTATACTGAACAAAGCATTGATGAAATAATAAATATTAATCAAAATAAATTCAAAAACAAAATAGAAACGGAGGAATAAATGGGCGCTAAAATATGTCCCGTATGTGGTGGCACACAGGTAAACTGCCCTACATGCGGATATCCCCCAAAAAGAGTACTGCCTAAATTAAGTATATATGATAGAGTATATAGTGCTTTATATGGTGCAGTGAGTTGGGAAGTACAGGGAATAGATATCTCTAAATGGAATGGAAACATGAGTTTTTCAGTCACTAAGACAAAGTGCCAATATGTAATTATGAGATTAGGTTATGGCACACAATGGAAAGACGCTAGTTGTGATACATTCTATCGAGATGCAAGAGCACAAGATATACCTGTTGGTGTTTATTGGTTCTGTAACATAGGACAGGATGCTAATTTGACAGCAACAAGTTTTGCGGAAGAAATAGCTACTCACTCTCCGCAACTAGATGTTGTTTTAGATGCCGAATCTACTGTTTTAGACCCCGCTGGTACATTAAACTGGCTAAAGGCATGTGATGCAAAATTAACAGCTTTAACTGGTAAAAAAGCTATGATTTATACAAGCGCTGGTTTTTGGAACTCAAAAGTTGCTAGAAGCAGTTACTGGACAGGGAGAAACTTGTGGGATGCTAATTGGACTACCAGAGATACCCCGACAATACCTTATGATTGGGTTGGTTGGTCACATTGGCAATGGAGCGCAGATGGGAATCAAAAAGCAGCCGAGTATGGTTCGACAAACGGAGACCCCGATATGGACTTGGATAGGTTCAACGGTACATGCGTTCAATTCAACGCAAAATATGGTACTCATATTGTACCGATTGGAGGGGAAGTTCCTCCTCCTCAGCCACCTCCCGGCACTGTACCGGAAGTAGTAATTGTAAATACAGGAGAAGCAAACCTACGTCACGCACCTAATCCAACTGACCCGAGCGTTATATGCGGGAGTTCTAAAATGGGTCAAAAATTATATCCCGAGGCAATTGAGAAGGATGCCTACGGAAAAGAATGGTACAAATTAGGTAAAAAGATATATATCAAAAAAGAACTTACAAGATTGCCTTGATAGGAGAAAAATATGGAAAATTTTAATTTGCGTTTTGGAAAGCGTCCTCCCATTAGAGATTATCGCACATTTTTACTTCAAAATTACTTGCGAGATGATGTCCCAACACCACCCGATAGTTTTGAATCTTTAAAAAGGGTATATGAAAATATTGACCCTGATGACCCAACTATTCTTTTTCCAATGATGGACAATGACCAAATTGGGGATTGCACAATTGTAGGAATGGCACATGGGGATACAGTATGGAGTGGTTTAGTAGGAAACAAAAGTATTTATTCAACCGAATTAGTTAGGAAAATATATTTTCATTTAACTGGTGGGGACGATACGGGATTAGCTATGCTTACAGTATTAGATTATTTTAGAAAAAACAAAATACTCGGAGAAACAATATATGCATATATGAGTCTTAATTCTCATAATCACACACATGTTAAGCAAGCAATTAATTTATTTGGAGGACTCTTTATAGGATTTCAAGTACAAGAAAAATGCTTAGAAGAATTTAAAAATAGAACACCTTGGAAACCGGGAAAACTTTTAAATTCAGGTCATGCTGTTTTTATAACAGGTTATGATAAAGACGGTTTAAATATTCTTACTTGGGGAAATACCCAACGTGCAACATGGGGTTGGTGGGATTGGTGTGTGGATGAAGCTTATGTCGTTCTTCCTCCTGAAGCAGAAAATCCTGAATTTGCACCCGGTTTTGATTTTGCTGCACTTAAAAAAGACTTAGTATCAGTATCAGAATGGATGTAAAGTGACTATTTGGATTCCAATAATCTGCTTTATGGTAGGTTCATTGGTTATAATATTATATATGTTTAAAAATAGGAGGATTAAATGAAGGAAAAAATTGTTAGAGGATTGGCTATAGCGGTGGTCGGTATTATATCCACAGCACTAGTTGCATATTTGAAAGATGAAGATAATAGAAAGCAAGTAAAAATGCTTGCAAAAGAATATCAAGTAAAATTTCAAAAATCAGCTAGAAAGACAAAGAAATTTGTCGATAAGAAAGTAAAAGCTTTAAAAGCTTAATAAATAAAAATGGGTACGCAAATTTTGCGTACCCATTTTTTTACTGTTTTCTACTTCTCTAGGATTTCTCTTTCGTGTAATAAATCTCTATTCTTTGCATGATGTTCTGTAAACTTTTCTGGATAACGTGCTTCCAATTTAGCTACATTGGTTTCAATAATCTTTTCCAAATCAAGATAGTTAATTCGACAGAATCCGGCGATATAAAACATTAAATCTCCAATTTCTTCATTTACATTAATCCAATCAACTTCCTTCTTATATGCCATATCTTTTTTAAAAATATCAATCAATTCACCAATTTCCGTGACCATTCCAAAGAGCATATGGGTAATATCGTCTCCCGGTGATTCTAATCTTGCAGATGTATTTTTTGTCCAATCTACATAATCATTTAGTTTCATATTATCCTCTTAATCATAGTAAGTTACGGTTTTTTCTAAAACATTGTCTTTTGTGCAAATCAAACATTTGTGCTTCCCATCTACGTGTACCATATCTCCTCCGCAAATCGGGCATTTGTCCTTTTTTATATTCTTTGGAGTTAAAACTTCTACTTGGCGTGAACCATTACGGTAGACAGCCAAACCTTTACAGCCTTCTTTCCATGCCATAACAACAGCTTTTCCAATTGTTTCCCTATGGGTATGAGTGGGAAAATTAATGGTTTTTGAAACCCCGCTATCAATATATTTTTGTGCCGTGGCTAAAGTCATAATATGCTCTTCCCAAGTTACTTCTCTAGCACCATTCGAAGAAACAGCACAGCGAAAATATTCTTTATCGGCTAAATTATTTTCAAAAGTGTAACTTCCAGTTTTGTCATTTCGTATAGTAATCTCAGAAAAAATTGGTTCTATACCACTAGAGCAACTAGCTAAAAGACTAATTGTGCCTGTAGGTGCAATTGTGGTGAGTGTCACATTTCTACGTGGAATAGGTAAATTCTCACAAGCCTTTGGTACACCATATTCTTTTCCCATTTTTATCGATTCGTTTTCTGCAACTATAGAGATAAAGCGTAATATATCACTCAGGAGTTCTAATGCTTCAGGTGAGCCATAAGCAATTTCTTGCATTAAACAAAGGTCGGCATATCCCATTACACCAAAACCTACCGGACGGTTATTTAAAGCCCATTCCTCAATATCTTTTGTGGGAAATGATGTTTTATTAATTACAGCATCTAAAAAACGTATACCCCAACGTGTCACATATTGTAATTTTAGCCAATCTATTTTTTTGTTTCCATCTTTACAATAAAATTTTGATAAGTCAATAGAACCTAAATTGCAAACCCCGTTGGGAGGGAGCGGTTGTTCCATTTCTGTAATCTCTTATTACTAAGAGTGTCGGACTATATCATCAACATTATTATATTGCTTAATAATGTGTTCCGTGTTGGATAAATCAGTTAAAACATATTCAGAAGCTATAGACTTATAATACATAATTGTTTTATATTTAAAAGAATCCAGAATATATGGATATATCATATCTATAAATCTTTGTAAATTTAAACCACTTATTAAAATTCTATATCCATATCCCCATTCTACAGGGGAAACTCTCGATTCTATATTATAATATTTAAGTCTATTTATTATTAAGCTTAACTCTTCTTTTGGAAAACTCTCTAAACAAAACCAACCTTCGTTTTGAATTTTATTTGCTTTTCTATTTTTTTTGTGCTCTAAATAACCATCACACATCCAAGCATAAGCAAAAGCTGTTTCATCTAATCTATCTACAATATATTTGTTTATTCTTTTTCTTCCGTTTTCATAAAAGATTTTATTTAATTTTCCAAAATAAACATGATTAGTTGTCCAAAGTTTATATCCAATAGCAGGAGGATTAAATCTAGTATCTATAATTTCCTTTTTGTGAATTTTTGATATTCCTGATATATTGCTCAAAATAAACCCTATATTGTTTACAAAATCTTCGTTTTTTAGATATATAGAAAACCTTTGACCAATACAACTGCCATCTGTAAGAGTTATTCCAAATAATGCTTTCTTTATTTGTTTTGAATTCAATTTCTTCATTGAAGAGATTTCCTTTCCTGATTTATTACTTAGTCTCTGAACCTTGCTCTTTCGAGCCTTGGCTGCTGATTGCCCTTTTGGGGTTTCCAGCAATTTACGGAATTTTAACGTGTTCCAAACAATCAGCTAGAACACGGGTTAGTACCAAATATTTCTTGTCCTGAATATTTATAAGGAGAATCATCAATCCTTGTTTTGAAAAGTACTCCGGGTTCTCCGTTTTTCCACATGCCTTCTACGATAAGTTCGAATACATCTCTTGCCCTATACTCTTGATATTTAACACCATTAAATTCTGTCCAATATTTTTCATCGTTTACTACTGCATTCATAAACGCATCATCGACTACTACTGAAATATTTGCGTTAGATATGCGCCCTTCTTCATGCTTTGCAACAATAAATTTTAAGATATCTGGATGATAAACAGATTCAGTAAACATAATTGCCATTGCTCGGACATTCTGTTACTTTTATGACCTACAAAGTAGGCGAATAAGCATTTCTGCTTATTTCTGCAATTTCGTTTTTAGATTATAGTTGCAGTTCAGACTATACCATTATCCTTCTTTTCAGTTAGGATACCCTTGGAACGAAATTCGTATATTTCATATCTGTTTTATACTTCATTGATTCGTGTACATTTATTATATCAAAGAATTTATTTAAATTAGTTGCATTTAAACGTTGAAAATAATACTTTCCTTTTTCCATTGTTACCTGTGTTTCAATTTTCCACACTGTAGAAAAATAATTGGAAATAATAATATTTTCTTCTTTTGAAAATCCGTGTGTGCATAGTTTTCCATAACGGCTTGTGTTATGTTTTATGGGGTGTCTATATATTGATAAACACCCATCGTCTTGCCACCACAAAGATAAACCATCCGCATCTAATAAATTTAATAAACTTCTTGTTATTGTCTTATTTCCGTTTGGATAAATTTTATGCTTCATTTTTTTAAAATAGGATTTATCCAAAGAGCATTTAACTCTTATTGCTGGAAAATTTTTATTAATATAATAAACCTTTGTATCCATACCAAGACTTTCAGCTATATTTTTTTTATATAAAGCATACTCTTCTTGTTTTAAGGAATGTTGAAAAAACAATCCGTAATAATAGATACTCTCTTTTGGTAAATATCCATCTCCTAATAAAGAAGATATAACAAACGAATCAAATGTAATCATAAAACTCCTTCGATTTAGCTAAAAAGCTAATTCTACTATAATGAATTTCTTAGTCGTTACGGCTCTAAATAATTAGTGCCTCGGTGTTGTCTATCACTAGGTTTTCACCGATATTCAGGTTTTCTATAGAAATTACTTTCTATAGGGACTCGATAAACTTAATCCTGATTGTGTAAGAGCATCTGCATCATGAGAAATCGTATCAGCAAACTTGACTCCTCCTCCCGCATAGCCATGTGTACTACCTGCTACTTTCGCACCTTCTGGTCTAATTTTTGTAAGGGAAGTACCACAACCCCCGCCCTTACGTGCAATAAGTGCAAAATCTAACTTTGTTTTATAAATACCTTCTATATTATCTGGAAAATCCACTACAAAACACGCCGCCAAACCTCCGTTTGATTTTCCAGCGTTTACAAGACAAGGACTATTGGGTATAAAATACCCATTCAACATCATTTCTCTTGTAGTTTCTTTTCTTTCCTCACTTGCTTCTGGAATAACGTAGTCAATTACTCTATTAACTACATCATCCCACATTACCTCTCCATCCCCGAAATACCGTTGTTTCAGAATGTTCATTGCCGTCTTCGAGACGGGTCTCACTTGTGGAAACAGTTCCTTCATTAATATTCTCCTTTCTGATTTTTTCTTCCTGAACTATTATTTTTTGTTTTTCTACTATCGCTTCTTCTTCTTCATATAAACAATATGCGATAATTGAATAGTTAGCCAAATCTATTAAGGTGTCTTTAATAGATTCTCCAACCATATCATTCTTGGGATTTTTTGATAGGCTCTTAATTCGAGACCACTTATCACTCATCCTAACCATGCAACCCTTAAATGCGGGAACTTCAAAATCTTCTGATTCTCTGAAGTTTTTAAAAGCATCAGGAGAATCTCCCGCATATCCAGCATTTTTTCGAATATGGATGTCCTTCATTTTTTCTGTTAATTCCATAAAGCGCTTACTAGGTGGCATTTTAGTTTTCCCTTTTTGTTAGCCAACTTGTGTTGTTTGGTGTCATAATTAAAACCGAATGTTGATATGTGCCTTCTAATAATAAATTTGCCAAATACATTGCCTTAATTACAATATCATTTGGTGTAGCTGGAAATCTTGGATAATTTATTAAACCAACAACATAACCATCTTCTTCTCCGCCAGTATAGATAAATTTAGTTGGTTCTATTGTAACACACAAACCTTCCCGTAAACATTCTTGACGAATTATTTGTTCGGCTATTTCAATGGGACCACTAATATAAATCTTAGCCCAAAATGTAGGTGCTGTTTTTTCAATCATCCCATTCCCTTTCCTATCTTATCTTTTAATATTGCAACAAACTCTGCCCAATCTTCTACCCGATGATACCATTTATATTTTATATTCCAAGGTGCTTTTAATAGGTAGCCATAACCAGTGAAGCCACGACAATTATCATAATTGTCGTCAATCATGTAATCTCCCTTTAACAAGCTTTTATCTCGTATCTCGATATAATCCCTTTCTTTTTTTATAAAATCCCATTGCTTTAACCAATAGAATTTTCTTCCTGCCACCTCTACTGGACAAGATGTGGCAAATAAAACTCTATAACCCATTTCTCTAAGGGAATTTACACCATCACACGCACCTTCTCTCGGCATTACTTCGTTATACATATTGGGGTCTTCTAAATACTTATATATTTTTAAATTACATTCTGGTTTTGTAAATTTATGTATATCCCAATCAGTAATATCTTCTTCTGTTAAATGGTCATCATAATCTTTATTATAACGTCCTAACCATACAGTAGAAAGTTTTGCACATACATCGTCAACATCAATATAGACAATTTTCATTTGTTTTTTTCTGGACATTTCTGCCCGTCCTTTCTCTTTTCTTGTAATATAATTAGCATGCAAATTAGGATAATCAAAACTAAAAGGGTATCCATTTTCCATTATAATCCTTTTTTAATTGCGTGGTCAGTTAATTTGTGCTGATGAATATATACTTTATCTACCCATTCTAAAAAATCAAATTTGGTCATTTTTAATTTCGCTCTGTTGCAAGTTTCGCAACACGATACACAATTATCAACATTATATCCTTTAGTATTATCTATTCTGTCTATTCCGTTATAAGTATAATCTCCGCTATTACTAAGACTTTTTTTAATATTATTTGGTTCTTTTCCGCAATAATAACAATTGCCAGATATTAAATATATAAATTCATCTTCTGTTAATTTAAAAGCACCCCATTTCTTGATGGCACGTCTTTTATATTCATAATAAACATGATTACGACACGCAATCCCATCAGGTTTTCTTTGTCTACCTCTTTTAAGGGGCGGGTATTCTTTTCGATGATTGATTGAGCATTTTCTGCAAGATTTACTTTTACCGAGAAGCAGATTATATTCTTTAACTGCTCTTTCAGTTCCGCAATCACATTTACAATACCAATACGAACATCCGTCTTTGCTCTGTCCTGCCTTTTTTAATATGGTCCATTTACCAAATTTTTTATTAATCAAATCTTTATCCGGTATTAAAAATTTTTTATCATGGAATTCCATTATGAATACTCTTTCTTTATAGAATTTTTTCCGGTAAGAATAAAAGAACCGTTTTTTCTAATTTCACCAATATTATAGGCGCTCAAATATGTTCCGGCACTTTTTATGCCCCAAGTAAACTCATCAACAAATTGTTTTAAAGACATTGTTTTTTCTATAATCTTAGAAAATCCTTCCACTGATTTAATCTGCGTATGTTTAAGTTCCATTAATTCTCTACTAGCCATACCAAAAATTTTATAATCATTTGGACTTTCAAAAGTCTGTGCAAATAAACTACCCGCCATACATAAATCTGCTCCTCCTATAAATGATTTTACTGCATCTCCGCTGTTTTTAATTCCCCCGTCTGCGACAATAAAAGCATTGCTATATCTAGAAGAATCTAGCAATGCTGTAATTTGGGGAATTCCAATTCCAGTAACATTACGAGTTGAGCAAAGTCCTCCTGAACCAATCCCAACACGAACAATATCCACCCCATTTTCTTCTAATTGGGAAACACCTTTGCTTGTCGCTACGTTTCCTGACATCAGTAAAGTTTTATATTTTTTATTTATGATATATTCTTTTACTTTCAAGCAGAATTTTGCAATAGATTCTGTATAGCCATTTGCAATATCTATAACCAATATATCTGGCTCATATTCTAAAACTTTTTTATAAACATCGTCGTTATAACCTATAGATAATCCATATTGTTTTGCTTTAGAAATTTCTTTTATTTCCGAAAACCATTCTTCGTCTGTATCATAAAAACGATGAAGAATCCCTAAACCTCCCAGTTCCGCTAATTTTATACAAAAAGAAGCATCGACAATTCCTCGCATTGGACTTGCCAATAAAGGAAATTCCAATGTTAGTGTATCTGATAATTTTACAGAAATATCAACATCTTCTCTATGATTAACTTTAGATAAAATGGGTTTTATTAAAACGTCATCATAGTCTAACCCTTGTTCAAAATTATAATATTGTATTTCATCAAATTCAAAAGTTTGTGCCATGTAGTTTCCTTTCGGGTCATATATTATATCACATTTTTCTATTTTTGTCAAGGGTCTAAAGTAGCTTCTCACCAATCTCCTCCAGTTTCTCAGTGATACGATAATCCGCTATAGAAAAGAGACCTTCTTTCTTTTCAAATTTATTACAATAGACTATTTGCCCTATTTCTATCTTGGCTTTTTTATAAGCTTGTTTATCTATAAGAATGGGTTGTCTTACCCCTTTAGCTAAACAATAAACAATAGCTGTCATTGATTTTATATTAAAAGCATCTATATAAACATAACGGGGGTCTACTCCATCAATTTTTTGATTATTTTCAACAATTGCCTCTATTCGTTTAATCAACTGATTTTTACCTAGCTTATTTATATCGTTAGAAGTAGCATTTTTTTCTTCTTTGGGTTTTATTCTTGCTGGAATTTCAAATCTTGTTTTCTTTCCAGAATCTTCAAACGACAAATCAAACAAAATCATTTGTTTTGGTTCGATATCGTCTATGATTTTCATTGCTTCTTTTTCGTAAAAGGATAAATCTACATGATAATCATCAAAAGGAATCTTAGCATCATAATCATTAAGAATTTGAACTTGTCTTCCAACATATAAACCAATTAGTTTATTAGTAAATTCTGCTCTTTTAATTAAAGCGCCGCCTTTAGTAGTAATAAAAAAGCGATTTGTCTTTTGTAATTTTTCTATATTTTGCCCCCCTTTATGGAGTTCGATTGAAAAGGTTTTGGCGCTTTTCTGAGAGATACAAAATTCCATAATATCTTTGCAATTTTCCAAGGTATTGCGTACAGGTACATCATTAATAAAGTAAGCATGAAGTGCTTTAGCCACAATTGGCATGTGATAAGATTTTTTTAAGTCTACTTCTTTTAAAAAAGCGCCTTTTTCTTTTGTATAACCATCTGATTTCTCAGTAATATATGAATTAACATCACGTCTAACATATTTTCTATATTCAGTAAATTCTAATTCTAGATTAGTTGCTTTCTCCCAAGCGTGGGCAACTTCATAGTATCTTTTTTCTAAGTTACGAGGAATACGGCATACTACACCATCAGTATTAGAGCTAATTACTTCTATTCCATTTAAATACATCCCCTCAACCAACATCAGTAACCCCATTTGACCACTAATGGTAGTAGACAAGAATTTTTTAGGGTCATAAAGCCAAAAATGTTCCGAACCCATTTTACCAAAGATAGAATTGACTGTAATCTTTAAACCATCCGCTTTTACTCTATTTTTGTCTTTTTTAGCTTGTAAACGTTCTGCGGTAATCTTCTTTAAAACAGAAATAAAGTTTGGTCCCAAATGTTCTGGATAAAACCCATTATTAATTATAAGACTAGGATAATAGCTGGCAACATCCATATCTTGAATAATAAAGTTTTCATCAGTAGTGAAAACTCCCGGGGAATCTTCAGTATGTAGACCTCCGATACCCAAAGAAAAATTGCAGTTTGCGAAATAAACAGTTTCAGAATATCTATAATTGTTATAATTATAAACATAAGTTGCAGAAATTCTTTCTAACATTTCTTTGAGTTCGGGACTTTGAAAATTCACGAACTTAGCAACACATTCCCCAAGTAGAACCTTTTCTCTAGGAGTACGCATAGCTCTAACTGCTCGAATATCCATTTTCAATTCATTAGAATAAATATTTTCTAGAATTAAATTAGCCATCTTTGAATCAGATGCAGATGTCAAGTCAATAGAGTAAAGGGTACTTAAATCAGTACGTAATTGACGGATTGGGGCTATTTCTTCATACAATCTCTTAGTGATTAAAACGTCGTTTTTATTATAATCTAGGACAGACTGTAGTTGATTAACATTAACAGTAGAGAATGGACTAATAGGAATATCCTGAATTTTGTACCATTTTAAGTTGATGGCGGTCTGTTTTAGAGAAATTCCTAATTTATCAAAAGCAAGTATCTTCATTAAATCTATTGATTTCCAAGGATAAATAACATTTCTTGGATAACGTAATGCCAATATTGCTTTATCGTTCTTGAAATTTTCATCGAGTAATTTAGATGTAAGATTATATGATTCTAGAGCGAATTTATCTCCCTCATACGACATAAGAAAGCGCAACATAGGGTCATCATAAGAATGATTATTGTACCCAATTAAAACCATTTCCCGATTAAGAAATTTCTTAATATCAGAATAATCTTCTTTATCTAAACCCACATAGAAAACATATTCTTCACTTTCATCTTCAACATTGACAAAAGTGGCTGTGAAAAGATTCCGAAAAGATTCTATGTCGTAGCAATAAGTAATCATTTATACCCCGGGTTTAAATTCACAGGAATCTCGTACTGAACACAAATTCAAACAGAAATAACTATTGCTATTGTTAGGAAAGAAATTTTCATCTTTTCTTATTTTACTAATCATTTTGTGTAACCAGTTAATAGATTCTTCTTCTTTATCTTCATTCCAAGGAACTGTGACCTTTCTATCAGGTCTGGTAAACCATAAAACTATTTCATCTATTGGAGTAAATTTATAATTACGCAAAGCGTAAGTATAAATGTACATTTGTTTATAATACCCTTCTAACTTTTTATTATCAACTGTTTCAAGTCCACTTCTTTTATCTATCCTAAATGGTGCGGCTGTTTTATAATCATATAAAAGGAATTTTCCAGTTGGTTTTTCAAATAATACTAAATCAGGTTTAGCAACAAACATTGCACCTTCATCAAATTCAAATTCTAGTTTTTCTTCGTTTAAAATTATATCATACAAATCTTTATCAAAAGAAAAGTTATCGAAGAATTCTAAACCTGCTTCTTTATATTTTTCTTCCATACCAATAGGATAGCTTGGAGGGGGTGCTAACATTACAGTATCATATTTGCTTGTAAAATAACCAGAAAGTTCAAACACATCTAAGTTACTTGCAAAGTATTGAAACATTGTATCATGAATCAGGTTCCCATATTGCCCATAAAAATTGCTTATTCTATCACATTTGTCTAGGTATGTAAGGCGAAATGAGTAGGGACAAGTAGAATATGTTGTTAAAGACGAATATGAAAATCTTATATTTTCAATTATAAAACCAAAATCACTCATTATTTATCTTCTTTCTTTGACCACCAAGGAGCACTATCTGCTTGCGCATTAAGTGAATCTTGATAAGGGTTATCGCTAGTATATTCTTCATCGACAGCTTTATTCTTAAATGGAATTTTATCTTCGGATTTTGTAGGATTAGAAAACAACATTCTTGTACCCACAAAAATAACTGGATAATCGATTGTTGGACCATTTCTGTTTTTAATAATCTGAATTTTTGATTGCATAATTTTATTATTTTCGTCTCTATTATGCAATATAATATGAACTTGGTCAGGAGCTTTTTCTCCTGCCTGATTCAAATCGGCGGTTATAGGTTGTACATTCTTTAATTTCCTATCTGCTATGTTCCTATTCAATTGATGGTTCAAAAGAATAGGGACATTAAATTCTTTAGCCATGTTTTTAATATCATAAGCATTTTTGTTATATTGTTCTGCGACTGATATACCATCATGCCCTTTAATTTGTTCTAATTGGTCAATTCCAATTAGAACCAAACCTTTGTCCATCAGTTTTCTAACTTTAGAACGAATTTCTGGTACAGTCATACCGAAGCCATCGTCAAAGTATAAGGGACTATTGGCAATTCTTTCCATAGCAATCCTATACTCTTTCCACTCATCAGTACTCATTTTTCCCTGATATACATCTTTATAAGCTATCCCTGTTAACTGACAAATAAGACGACAAATTGATTCATGGGTAGACATTTCTAAAGAAAATATAACGGCTGGTTTTCCCTGTATAATTGAAACATGATTTAAAACACTTAGCATAAAGGCGCTCTTGCCATCTCCCGAGCGAGCGGCGCACATAACCAACTCATCTGAATAAAACCCACCCACATGATAATCAAAATCAGAAAATCCAATTTTTAATTGTTCAATTTGACCGCTCATCATCATTTCGGTTCTTTGAGTAACTAGTTCAGTAGCTTGAGAAGAGTTTAATACTGCGGTAGACCTAATCCCACTTCCCAAAGCAATATCGGCTACATCTTTTTCTAAAGTACTAATACTCTCAATTAAATTACCTTTAATATATTTTTCCTTGTTGTCTAGTAATGATTCCAGCTTACGCAAAGATGATTTTTCTTTAATAATATCAGCATAAGTTGTTGCATTATCGGTATTGACAAAATACAAACTGGTTAATTTAGAAACATCATCTAAGGAAACTTTATCGGTTTCTTTTTCTACTTCACTAGCAACAGTTAAATGGTCAACTCGCATACCAGACATGTACATACGATTAATTGTACGATAGATAATTCTATTCTTAACTACACGAAAATCATCGAAATTTAAAATATCTTGTATAACAGGAATAGATGTATTATCCAACATCATACAAGCAAGTACAGCATTTTCCATAATTGCTTGTTCTTCAAAAGTAATTTTACTAGCAACATCTTTTCCACCCTCCATAATTTTTTCTTGAATAGAGTCGGGGATAGAGGGAGTACGGGGTTTAGAATAAGCATGCTCTAGTACTGTTTCAAATTCAGAGTTTGATAATTCCATTCTTTCAACTATAGGAAATAAAAATCCCTTGGTTTCTTCTCGCGTATAACCGCAACCTACAAAATCACAGGCAGCATTATATAACTTACTATTTCTTTCTCCCGGCATAGCCCCGAGAGTCATAAAATCACTAGTTGTTCTACTTAGTTTTTTCTTTATTCCATCAACAGCAGGGGTAGAACTACCACGCACATATTCTATGGTGCTTTCGGGAAATAATTTTCCCATTAAACCATCGGGAATAATTCCGGGAGGGTTGCTCCAATCATTAAAGCGTTTATATTCACCTGTATATTCACCTTCTAGAATTTTGCTTGGAGGTGCAATAAAATAACCTCCCGTACCACGAGTATCGATACCTGTCTTACCATTAGTACTAGATTTTCCAGTACCCGTAAAGATGATATGCATACCCCCGGATGGTGTAATTGATTGAAGCCCTGCTGAATCATTAATATTCCACGTATTATAGGTATCCAACCCATTAACATGTTTTTTATCGATATCAAGCACAAATAAACCAGATTCGCCAGCATTAATACCAATTAGTGCATCTTTCCATGTTGTCCACCATGCTGTAATCTGATTTTCATCAATACTTGCATTATTTAATCCACCCGCAATATAAGGGGTTTTTTCTTGCGGGGTTATAATTTCACCGTTTTTAATAAAACTTGCACCGGGTTTTTCTCGACATGGAAAAACTTTCCAGCCACGACGAGCGTATTCTAGCGCCTCATCTAACATGCTTGCCATAATTTACTCCTATAGTCTAAGTTAAATTTCTTTTACGCTTTAATTCATCTGGCATTGGTGCAAGTTCTTTTTCCTCACGAGGAGGTAAGGGTGCAGCAAAGTTTTCTTTTGGCTTATTTTGGTCATCTGTAAAAGCTTGTGGGTAAAGCATTTGAAATCTTTCTGGTGTCCAATATGTAGAATTTGGATTGTTTTTTAGCATCCAATCAATAAATCTATCAATTGGCTCCCCATGCCTTTCTTGACGACCATATGCGTATTCAATAAATTCTTTCCACTTTTTACCTGTTACGTTGATATGAAGTTTTGTTTCTATCTTATCCATGATTGCGTTCTTAACTGTTTCTTTTTTAGCACCCGGGGAACTAGATTGGTAGAATAACATTCCATCCATCATATCTTTATTTTCTTGTTTTTCAACAGAAAGACGATTTTCAGTTTGTTTATAAGGTATGATTATTCCGGGTTCCCTATAATCACTTAAACTTACAGGTTCTTCTTTTCCTGTATAAACATGATTCTCTTTTTCCCATAAATCATCTAATATTGTTTGATTTATTCTAAAACGAATTTTGTGTTCTAATCTTCTATACTCCTCATCAATAATTCCCAAATCGATTAATACTTGTCTGGCTGTTTTTTGCTCATAAAGAGTAAGACCCGTTTCTTCTTCTAAATCATAATGAGTTTTATAAATCCAGCCATCATTAGTCTTATCTGTCCAATATAAAAGCTGACAAAGCAAAATGCTGGCAACAGTAGAATTTGTTATTTTTTTTAAATTTGGATAAAAAGCAACTACCCGTCCTAAACCTTTAATATAATCAGTTAATCTCATATGATTTATTTCTCCTGAAAGAACGAGAGATTGCCTGATTACACAAACAATCTCTCGTTTTCTATTTTTTTATCTATTTATTTAGAATGGAAGTTCTTCGTCATTATCGGGGACACCATTTTCTACAGGAGCACCTTGCTTGCCCTTTAAAATACGAACATCTCTAGCAGTAATCTCATAAGATGCTGCGGGTGTACCGTCTTTCAGATTATAAACTTCAGGTGAACCGTTCTTGCCCGGACGAAGTTTCCCGAACACCATAACCTGTGAACCTTTTTCTGTCCATTGGTTTACGATTTCCCCGAGTTTACCCCAAACAGTTACCTTAAGCCAAGTAACTTCTTTTACTTGGTTTCCGTCAGCATCCTTATAGCTACTGTTCGAACCCATACGAAAATTTGTAACATTTTGCCCTTTGGGGGTGTAACGCATTTCGGGGTTGTTTACTAAATATCCTTCATAAATTACCAATTGTACTTGATTAGCCATTTTCTATAGTCTCCAATTTTGTTTTTTAGTCTCTGATTTAATTATGCAGGTTGTAGTTCTGCGTCTGTTTTTACTTGCATTTTTGCTTCCAAGTCCTCTAGCTTAATAAACAAGTCTGTTAGAGTTCTTATATCTTTAATGCTATTAGGATTTGCATTCCCGTCAGGGGTATTCTCTTTTAAGAGTTCCATTAAGGCAGCATTTTCTCTACCGCCAAGCTTCTTGATTTTTTCAAGAACTTGTTCATGAGCACCGTCTAAAGCTTTCTTAGGGTCTGCTTTTTCAATAGATTCCTTTACAATTTCGGCAGGTTTATCTGTACCACCCTCCAGCCACTTCATCATTAGTTTACCAACATCAGGGGTGATTTTGAAAGTTTTCTGGTCAAATTGGCTTGTTCTATCTTTAGCACCAAAGGCTTCATGTTCATTATTAATTTCAAAGAACATAGTAAATTCATATTCCATACCTTTGCGCTGTTCAGGTTCCATTCCGACCTTACGAATATTTGTTTTACCATTTGCATCTTTTTCCTGTACATATTCTTGTTTTGACCTCATGGTTGCAATAATATGCATAGGGGTTTGAAGCATTGTCTCAACAAAGTGATTATGCTGAGGGGTAATATCACGCCAAGCAGTATAACTATTTCCACCGCGTTTTGCAGCATTATTTTGTTGCTCTAGCAAACCACCTGTACCACTCCAAAGATGGGTTGTGGAGTCAATAATACAAACCTCCATTCCCGCATCTCTGCAAAGGTCAATTGCTTGAGTGTATTTTTCTGCTTCAAATGGGGCGGTTAAAGTAACCACATTGTATACACCGATTTTAATATTATAGAATTCGCCGCCAACATATAGTTGAGCAGAACCATTTTCGGTGTCGATGATTGCAATGTGTTCCCAAATTTCAACTTCATTCCATTCGGGGTGGGCTTGTTTTAATAGTCCATATGCTATAAAAATAGCACTTAAAGTTTTACCTCCTCCGGATGGTGCAGACATTCCTAACTTTAGATATGCTTTAGCTCTTTGAGCTTTAACTAACTGCAAACTCATTGTATCTCCTTTGTTAATTTAAAAAATAATTGGGTGGATTAGATAATTTATTTGTAATTATATAATTGTTATATTTTTCAACAGCATCTTCCTCGCTTTTGCAATATCCCAACCATATAAGTTTTTTATTTACTGTTATTGTAGATACCCATTATACTTCTTTTTCTTCCAAGTGTTCGGGCAAGCAAGTTTCAAGTAAATAATATATAAAATTTTCTTTTCCGTATATATCCCATGCGTTTTGAAGATGGCGAGTATCTTTTTTATTTTTTAATGAGTAATTATGCTCTATCCATCTTCTGTTGATATTTGAGGAGAAACCTATGTATTTCTTATTATCAAGAATATTTTCAATGCAATATATTCCGCATATTCTTTTTGCTTTCATATAGTCTCCTTTTTCGTTAATTTTGTCTATTATTATGAGTTGTTCTTGTAATATATTATGTCGATATAATCTCCTTTTCAAACATACTGATAAGATTTAAGAACATGTCGATTGGTTTCCCCGCATAATGTCGACTGTTCTTCTTTGAACTTAGTGCGAGTATCATTTCTGAACGCTCATCACCTAATTCTTTAATAACGCTCTCTCTACCAGAGAACTTGCCAAGCATGATTTCACTATTAGATTTAGAGAATTCATCGATTGTTTTTATTAAATATCGATACTCATTAGCTTCATCACACCGCTCGGTATCAATCAGGATTATATCCTTATTTTGAACCAAGTCTACCATCTTATCAAAACATTGTATATTACTATCTACTAAAATAACAATTTTCATATTTTCCATTCCTTAATTATACCACACTTCTTCTGTTTTGTCAAGGTGCAATTGTTCCTCCTTATAACATACTAATCTTTCTGTAACATATACATCCGAAACGACTTTGCACAACCGAAAAATCATAGATTTTTTCACCTGTATGGTCTCTTAATAACTCTAAAGTTGAAAGTGTATCTATGATTGCCACACCTTTTTCTATACTTACCCCTAGCATATGGCAATATCCCGCATAAGGGCTTATAGGAGTAAAATAGATACAAGACATGCAATATTGTTTTATTTCGCCCATATTTCTATCCTAAAATATGACCATAATATCCCACTCAAAAGCACAAGCAGGACATTTTCTGAAATCGATACGGTAAGGGGTATGTGAGATAAGATAATCTCTTACATATGTAGCTGTGCTATCACTCATTTTTTCTCGTATCTTAAAAATTCCATTTCTATTCTGTTCTTTAGCAAGTTCGATTTCTCGAAGCAAGTTATCTAAATACTCTTGCCCTTTGTTCATTTATTAAACCATATAACATATCTATGTTTAGTATTAAAACTTACTTTATATCTAACCATATCAGATGGCTTCGCAGGTTTATCTTCCCAATATATCCTCCCATCAGAATAATATCCGCTACCACTATTATCTGTATATAATCCTTCTCCAGAAAATTGAATAAAGTCTTGTAAACTCATTAATTCTCCATAATTAGGCAATGCTTTTTCATCAACATCCATGTGCTTTTCTCCAATCAAACAAGTGCTTATCTCTGCAATATTTATCGTCTTCACAAAGCACAACAAACCCACTATCTTCCATTAATTTTAAAGCCAATCTACAATCATTTAAAGGAGGTCTTACTCCAAAAGCATCGTCATTTTGAATATAGTCTTGAACATCTTGAGGTGTGCAATAATCTTCTATCTTTAATATTTCACCAATTGCTAATAATAGGAAATGAAATCCCAATGTCATTTTACCTCCTTAATCTTTTCGTTATGCCAAGCCCTAAGAGCTATAAATGCTTTATAGTCTCTGTCCTCATTTTCATAAAAAGTATGTGTTTCTCCATTTAAAAATGATATAGATATAGCTCTTTGAACTAAACTACCACCATTCTCAATAAAAACTATTTTTGAAAAATCTATATAATAACGATTATCAGCATAAAAATCACTCATTTTTCTCCTTGCTTATATTATACCACATTATTTCCTTTTTGTCAAGGCTTTCTTGTTTTTTATGTCTATATTCATAAATTCTATATTACGGTTAATTTTCCAAATCTTTTTCCTGTTAAATCTTTAAAAAGAGTCATTTTTTATTTTTTATCCCTTTTTTGTTTAATCGGGACATAATTTCTTCGCGGTTAGAAAAAAACTCATCTTTCAATTGATGTAAAAATATACCACCGTTCACGGATGGTTTTTTTATCTCGTCTTCAACTTGAATTATTTCGTCGTAAATAGTTGGATAGATATTCAGAATACGAAAATATATATCTTTCTGGTAAAACGGACAATACGCACAACCACTTACTCCTACTTCTTCATACAATTTCTGAACTTCAAAATTATTTTCGCTGAGAAAATCTACTACTTCTTGTCCTGACCAATTCCTTATAGGTTCTACTAAAAAATGTCCAGAAGCCTCATAATCAGGATATATATAAGGTTTATTGGCATAAATCTTCTGCCTTCTTGAACTTTCTGACCTTCTGACACCATTCATTTTATAAACATGTTTTCTACCATAAATTCCACGTAGATACTTACGTGCGGGGCGCAATTTTAGTCTGCTACTACAATAGGTATATTGACGACCCGGGAAATAATTAAATCTGCGTACCCAATATGGAAAATCTCCCATGTAATGTTCTACAGGGTCAATCATATGCAAGGGCAAATTAAAACGGGCAGCTTGCTCTTTGACAAAATCAATTGTTCCCGGTAGTTCAAGTCTAGATATCATATAAATTAATTCTGTTTTAATATTTAATTGTTCAGCAAGCAAAATTAAACAGGAACTATCCTTACCACCAGAAAAATTAATAAACAAAGGTGTTTCGGATTCATTTGCTTTATCGTTGGCTTCTTGTATTATTTCTAAAGATTTATCTAATTTTTCTTTATCCAATTGAACGCTCCATTCATTGATTTTAATTTTTCCAATATATTTTCCATCGTTTTATTCTTCTATCTTCTCACAGGATATTATAAAAGAATCTTTTTGGAATATAGTCTTTTGATAAATATTTGTTGTCTCTTGCTCCCCTGATTTCCAAGGTACAGCTATATATATTCCTTCTCTGTTGCTTGGTTTTACATTAATATGGGTAATATCTTTTGCAACATCTAAATGATATTTAAAATCATCTTTTCCATCATCAATTATATTTTGAAAATGAGTTTGATATTTTAATGCAATATTATCTAAATCTATCTCAAATTTTTCACATACATTTTCTTCTATCAACTGGTGCGAAAAATTTGCCCATAAATAATTTGTAATTTTCTCAAAACTCATTCCTAAAATATGAGACGATGGTATACGAACCGAATCAGTATTTTCAAATACAATTTCAATATATTCTAATTCGGGTGTCATTACTTTTTCCCGTCTATTACATGATATAAAATAGCGGAAACACGATATCTGCTTCCGCAACTACATTTAATAGGGTCTTCTTCTGAGTCAGTATCCAAAACTTCATGGCAGATAGGGCATTCAAATTCAATCCAACATTTTTCATGTATATTCTTATATTCAGCAGGTGAAAATTGTTTGTATTTTGATGACATTTTATTCTCCTGTTTCTAATATTTTTAGCAACTCATAAAAAGATTCTTTAAGTTTGCTCAAAGAAACAAAATGGTCGGCTAAATTCCCATTACCATCCCGGTCTTTATGCACAACAGTGAACCATTCTCCAACTTTTAGGTGACTTTCTCCATATCGTCTTCCATAAGTCTTGGCAACATGATTTTTTAAGAATTCTAATTCGTCTTCATTTTTGGCTTTATACCATACATCATCTATCATTGGAAACCAAAAAAATATTTTTTCTGCTTTTCCAAATTTCAATTCTGCTTCATATTGAGTTGCATCACGGAGTTCAGCAAATATTTTTCCATCTGATGCTTTATAGGTTTCTATATTCTCAAATTCATCACTCTGAACCTCGATATATTTCGGTTTCATTTTTCTAATTGTAATTGTTTCCATTTTTCCTCTTTTTTTAAAATTTGATTTTTTATATTATTCGAATCCTGTTTAGACAATTGTCTCCATGCGGGATGAGGTGCAGGTATAAAAATTAAACCTAAGTCCGCACAACCTTTTTGAGCAACTTTACCACAGGCACATATAACGGTTGGGTTTATTTCATTAACTAATTTTTTCATATGTACTATGTCTGCATCATAACAAGAATCGGGGTTATCCCCTATTATATTAGAAGAATTAATAACCTTATATTCTTTACCTTCCGGTATCATTTCTTTTAAACGCCTACCAGTATGAGAATTAGCCAACTCTCGACTCCATTCTTCTTCGTTTTTAAATTGGTGTTTCTCTGATTTATATGCGTTTTGTAATACAAAAAGTATCATCTTTTTCACTTGATAAATTAATATAATCAACCGCAATCCAATTAGAATTTTTTGTATTATCATTAAAATCTATATGAACTCTGGTTGTTTCAATAGGTCTATTAAAAATTATTAACTGATTAAGTGTTCTGGTCAAGAATATTTCGAATGTTTCGTCTTTCAGTTTATGAAAAACATCGGTGTCTGCCATATGATATCTCATTTTAAAAATCCTCTTTTATGACCTTGTTTGAACAATAATTTCTATGTTCCAAATATCTATATTTACTCTATAATGCTCATCATATTCGTTGATTATATCTTCATCTGGATATCCAACAGGAAATAAATCCTCTAGCCGAATATCTTCAAAAGAAGTTATATATTTACTCGTTCTTCCTCTAAAATATTTCATACTTCTATCTAAAGCTATTTTACCTTCTTTAATGCTTTTCATTTTAAAACCTCATCTTTCCAACCATCAGAATTCCAAAAACTCCAATGATATTGTCGTTTTCCACAAATAACACAACGCCTATAATGTGCCCAAAGTCCTTCGGGGGTTAGGCGCATTTCTTTTCCATTTTTCCAAATATGAAAATGTAATCTCATTTTTTAAAACCTTTTTCTTTATTTGATTTCTTCTGGTCCACGTTCTCTTGTCTTGATATAGACGGCTAATTCATCATATTTTTTTCTAGCTTCTTCTTCTGACATTTCCGCATATTTTCTTACTATATTTTCTAGAGCAATTTCAACATCTTTCTTGTCTAATTTTAACTCATCAGCCATTTCTCTAGAAAAATTCCACATAACACCTTGTCCACAAGCTTGATTCAACAAAACAGAAATATCTCTTAATGTTGTCATGTGTTTATAGAAATATTCATCGGCTTTTTCATCCTCCTCTTCGGTTTCAGTTCCCATACAATGTCCCAAGTCTTTCATAATAATGTTTGGTTCTTCATCCTCAAATAGACGATTTCCCGAAAGATTGAAATGTAAAATTTTTGTCATATTAAAACCTTTCTTTTATTCCGTTTCCATGATTTCTTCTATAATATAATCATAACCTTTATTTATTTCCAGTTTGGTATTCCCGAAAAATATTTGTCTATTTCCTTTTTTATATAATATTTCTTCGTTATCTTTTTTAAATCTAACTGGAAACTCTTTTCCTAGTACTTTTTCTATATATACATTTATTTCATCTAAGGAATCAAATACACCAATATCGTAAAATGATGGGTAAACAGCTATATCAAATAAGTATAAATTCATCTTTTTCGTTTGTAATGGGGTTACAACTGATGCACTCATGAAATTATGTAATTCGCCCAAATTTTTTAAATGATATTGATTCATTTTTCTCCTATTAAAAACTCTCTTTTATTAGCCTATATTATTATTTGTCTCTTTTATTTCTATCGTTGACCATCCAACATCTTCAATAGCTTCTAAAAGTAGTTCATACATCGATTTACAAGATATAATTTCTCCTGTTTGGTTGTCTTTGTTTATTACAAGAATATTTTTCATATGGATTTTTTTATTCATAAAAATTTTCCTTAAAACCTGTATTTTATACAAAATTCTTTTTCTCTTTTTTTACCCAATCTAGAATCAAATTTGTCATTTCTGACGAATGTTTAGGGCAAAGGTCTATATTTTTCCGTTTAGAAAGACCATCTTCTTGAACAAAAAATGATAGATTACTAAAGCCATTTAACGCATGACCATCATCTATCTTACCACATATATCACACTTAACTACTTCGCTCATTTTTCACCTTTTAAAAACAGAATTTTATTTTCCAGAATGTGCAAGTTCAAGTATTTTTTCAAGTCCTTCTATAACTTCTTCAATCTCGTACTCGCTCCACATTCTACC